GTATCTCCGTATACTTCGTCAGTGTTTCCTCCCTTCATTTTCATAGAAGCAGTTTTATTACAGTAACACCAAGTAAATAACATTGTACAACTACCTTCTTTTAGTATTCTCAAACTCAAATCAGTATCTTCGTTATATTTTCCACGCCATCTTTGCTGTACTTTGTTATCTAATAGTATGCATGAGTATACTCTAGTATTTAAATAATATGGACTCTTTACATAGTTATGGTGAAATCTATATCGTATTCCTGCCATCGATACATTAGAATACTTATCTACAAAGTCTTCACATTGACGAAATAGGTCTCCATTTACTGCATTGACTCTTCTCCCCCTTTTTGATATCCGAATCCATTTATATTATCATCTAATATCCAATGTCTTCTATGTCCTTCTCCTATAGAATGTTCCCATACCCAATTTCTTGCAGGTATTGAACCTTGTCCTAGATTATCAAATGGTAAAACTAATATTTTTTCTTTTGCTATTGTTTTACAGTAATTATCATATTCTAAAGATTCTATAACAATTCTATAATCAATTCCCATCTTATCCAATGCCCTTGCAGTTAATGGACTTTTCCATCTACCTTTAGATATTATGTATATAGGATACTTAGGAAATACTGATGTAGAGTTATTTGATAATTCTTTTATGTCAGAAATATCAATTTGGTTTCTTAATTCTGTATTTCTAGTAGGTACATGGAATTCAGGCATATCCTTCCACTCTTGTCTCCAATCATGCTCTTTTTCCATAACTTTTTAGTGTGAATCTCCAATACTATGTTTCTCTCCGTATATCAAGTAATCAGGATTTATTACTTTAGCTACTTTATGCCTATCACCATCAATAGATTTTATAACGACACCTTCATGTGGTACTTTGGTATTGTTTATAAAATTATTGAATACATAAGTATTCTTAATTTCTTCTGAGTAAAATCCTGTGTATAGAACTTCAGCATACGAAATACCTATACAATCTTCAGCCATGTATTGAGCAGAAGTCATATTTAAATACTTCTTATCTAATTCAATATCAAATATAAAAAACATAATATCATCTAACCCATATTCATAGTTCTTTTGAATACCCTTCCCATAGATTTCTCCATAAATTACTAGTCCACTGCCAATGTCTTCAGGTTGGCACGAAGATACCTTATTTTTAACAACATTCCAAAGTCTATCTTTAATTTGGTATTTATCCGCAATATCGAACCAAACATTTCTATCATAAAATCCTTGACTTTCAGAACCTTTTTCTACATTGTGAGAACCTACCACAAATTCATATGCATCCCAACCTAATGAAAAACCTAAGAATTTCTTTATCTTACTCCATACAGATAGTTTATTCTTTTTTACTATACCGTATCTTGCATTTGTTCCATGTATTTTTCTTGTAATTTCTACATAATCAACTGAGTTGAACAAATTAGGTTTATTCTTTATATTTGGAAATTTATAATAAATTGGAAAGTTAGGGTTCTCATGATATTTTCTTGTTTTACCGTTAGACAACCTGAGCATTTTAGCGGGTGGGTCATACTTATATATTCCTAAGATTGACATTAAGTCTTTTCCTACATGCATGGAATCATATGCAGATAAGGTATTTGAAAATGCATATAGAGGAGTTACCAAACACTCACTGTAGGTATTTCTTAGTTTAACAGTTCTTACTCTGTTCCCACTTCTGAGGTAGCTAGTTACTTCTAGCATATCTGCTACTTCTTTAGGTAGAACTGCATCAGTTGTCATGCATACTACTAAGTCACCTACCTTATAAAGGTTCTTCTTGACAACACAATTCCAACCATTAACAATAGCTAGTTCTATATTGTCAGAGTTTTCTATAGGTTTTACTTCATTTATTTGTGAAATAAAACATACGCTGTTTAAGTTTTCCATAAACTATTTGTTTTTATAAATTACTTGTAAATTAAATTTGCTGTAGATTTTGTTCTGTCTTCTCCCCAAAATTTTGTTTGACTCTCGCATAATGGTCTCGTTTTTTCTGCTTTATAACTTCTGTATTTTCACTGTAATACTCCTTTGTTTTACTCTTTATACGTTCTTTATTATTCTGATAATATGTTTTCTTTGCTGCTATATGTTTTTGCCTAGCAAATTCAGACATACCATGGTAGTGTTGCAGATTTCTCCTATTGTGTAATTCTCTTTGCTCTTCAGTAAGATTCGCAAATCTATTTCTGTGATATTCTCGTCTGCTATTAGTATCCATATTAATAAGCTTCTAAATGTGGGTCAATCAAATTTTCTAATTTGGTTAATTCATCATCGATTTCTTTGGTAAAATATCCATAAACTCTTAGTGTACCATACTTTATTTTTATGTCAGTTATTAATAATCCTCCTGTAAAATATCTAAGAGCAGCTGACAAATGCATATCTCTACATCTTACTATTGAGTTATCATTAGCAAACAAATGGAGAAGATTCAACACAAATGCAGGACACCACCATGGTTTAGCTTTCTTTGCGACAAACTTTATAAAGTCTTCTAAGTATCTATGTAAATCAGTACCTTCTGTAAATATATTCCAAGAAATACCTAGGTAGTGATATCTGTCTTCTCGGTCATTGGAAAAACATCTAAGTATATCTTTGAAAGCAACGGGAGGAAACCTGTACCGTTGATTCTTATTTGACATTGAACCATACTTCTTTTCCAATTGATACAATCCTATTTTATAAGATATGTATGATTTAATGTAAAAATACAATATTATTGCAGGGATATATCCAATTACAATAATTAATAAAATAGTTAAAATGTACATAACAGTAAATTTAGGTTTGTAAATTTATTATAATCTTTGACTCTCAATATAGTATCGCATAGCTATTAGTTATGTGTAAGTGTTCCGTTTATAGTCCTAATCAACATTTCGGTTGAAAATTTTAAAAGAAAAAACCAACACACTTTTAAATTACAACATCAAGATTGAATATCCTAATTTCACTTTCATTGAAATATCCACTCAAATCAACACCATCGTAACCTTCAACCAAAGCATGATTAACTATTCTTTCTTTATCTTGATGGTTATATGGTCTTTCTCTTGGTATAATTTTTTTTGGAAAATCATTTGTGGTTAAAATATTAGCATTATCTTTTAATTTATATTGAAATAGTTTACCCCCGACTACACTACCAGCCCAAAATTTACCAATTTCAATATTTGTTGTAAAAGAAACACCATCTGACTTAACCTTATTTATATCTAACGGTAATCCACCACGATATATAATGTTATTTGATATGTTCTCATTCAACAACTCTCTTATTGTAGTTGTGATAAATTTTCTCAAATTTTTCATTGTTTTATTTTGTTTTTCTTTTTAGTGTTTTAATTATAAGCAATATGTTTTAGTAAATAATACCACGAGCTAACGTTATACTTATCGAAACCATGACTATTAATAGTATTCTTACTATTACTGAGTAAATTATTAACATTTTTAATATCAAAGTTTTCTTTTTTTACTATTTTTTCAAAAAAAGATTCTCCTTCTCTTTGCTCAAACATTATCAATGCCTTATTAATTCTATATGTACCATAAATAGAATAAGGTACACGATTAGATTTAATCCAATCCCACATATCATCAGTGTTAGCAATATTTGGAGCTTCGGCATGACATTGTTTACAAAGAAGAACATAGTTACTAGGAGTATCCGAACCACCTAAAGCATGTGGTATTATATGACATCTTTGTAAAAAAACTTTTTTTTGTGATTTTGAATACTTATCATCACCACAATTCCAACAATTAGTGTAAGCATCAGCCCAATCAAAATTTAATTCTGATTCGTGGATATTAGTATTTTCAATCCAATACTCAGCTATTTTTTTTATAGTGGTTTTAAGTACTCTTGATTTACTGATATTAATAGCAGATATACAAGATGAGTCGTTTTTGTTTTCTAATGAAATTTTTGTGATACTCATAATTTTGTGTTTTTTATCATAATAAAATTTATATAATATCATTACACCATATGGGTGTTTTATCCCCAACATAAGCTCCACTGACATTAAAATAAAAGTATTCAAAAGCATCCTCATCTGACATATCTTTCATAAGGATTTCAATACACTTGGATACAGAATATATAAGCCTCATTGAGGTATCATCAACTCCAAGTATAGCCTCATCAAATCCATCAGCTTTTAAAAACTCCTCTTCGGGATAATTTTCTAAAATATTATCTATCATAAAATTTTTTATTTATAAGTTCAACTAATACATCTCCATGACATGCTTGAGGTTTACACCAACAACCGAGAATCTTTCCACCTTTTAACTCATGCAAATCATCTAGTAAATGTTTTCCTTCCCCATTAGTAATCCACTCTCTGTAAGCTTCTACAGCCTCTTCTCTCGTATTTACCACATACTTAGCAAGTGTTTTGCCATCTTGCTTATGTGTATATGGATTACCCCATTTACAAGGTCTACCAATATATACATTATAATTTTCCTTCTTACAATGTACAACTCTTGAGTTTACTATCATAGCTATTACTTTTTTTTACACCTACAATGTTCATTTACATAGTCGTACAGTACATCAATATTAAAACATATTGGATTCTTGTCGGCATCCCACGCAGCAGGTTCTCTTTTAGGATACATCCACTCCTCAGAATCTTCCTTATTATACGGTGAATACTCAAATATATACCAAGTTATCCAATCCAATCCTTCTTCATTATATTTAGTTTTCATGATTTCATCAAACATGCTAAAAACTAAATTTTGTATTGGAAACTTCGGATTGTCCGAAATATCGAATCCTATGGAATATAACTCATGTATATATTCTGAAATTTCATAGTAATATTTTAATATAGATATAAAATTTTTCTTGGTCATGTTGAAACTATTTTGAAAGTGAAATCAAATTTAAGATTATTATTGTAAGTTTCCTAAATAATAATGTTAATTATTTGTTAATGAGCATCTACATTATTATGTGCATCTATTAGTGCTTCTACTTGTTCTATAGTACTGTATGTGTAATCAAAACTTGAATCGAATATGCATACTTTCCAATTATCGTGAGATACCTCATCTGAACATTGAGTTGTTATTAGACATAATCCCATATGACTTTCATACACATAGTAATATACTTCAGAATCTTCTTCAACCAATTCTTTAGTAAATCCTAATCCAATTAATTCAACTTGTTTCATAAACTTTACGATTTAGTTATTTATTTTAAAACATTTAATCTCATTATCAATGATACCTAGGTATTCTCCGCTCGTATTCAAGGTATCTATATAGTAATACCTTCCTCCCGTAGTCTTTCCCTCAATATCTATAAAACGTTGTTGAGTATGACCGACAACCTGAATTATTTCTTTTCTTAAATTATCGTAATTAGACCTCTGCAATGACTTAGGTCTTATCCATATAGGAGATGATATTTCACTATCACCATATGGGTCTAATCCCTCGAATTTAAATATAGTAGGTTTAAATTCCCATACTAAATTTACTAGAGATTCTATAGATTTTGCTGAACCATATGACTCAGTATTCGTAGCTCTTAAGCATTTTTGCAACCATGTACTACTTACTCCCGCATGACTTATTAGTATATTATCTATACTATGACAAATTTTAAAATGATTCATATTTTCATAGAATGCATTTTCAATAGTCATTCTGTTATGCATCTGATATCCTGAATAATTTTCATATACAAATGGTAGGTAGTGGTAATCATGATTACCTATAAGCAATGTAACTTCTGCATTACCTGATTTTTTATAATCTAATATTTCATTGAAATTATACATCTGTTTGGCAAAGCTAATGTCAAAGCTGTCAAAGTAATCTCCTACAAATATGACTTTATCAGGAGATTCTTCTTCCACAATTTTTTTCCAAATATCATTACCATGGGTATCACCTAGGATTATTGTTTTCATACTATCTTTTTATTACAAATATTTCAGTATCCCAAAATTTAAGTATATTTTTAATACACTTTTCAACTCTATCTCTATTGTAACTCCTGATGTGCATTCTAATCTCGTGTAATCCTTCCGAATCTTCCCTATTTTGGAAAGATTCTCTTAACTGTTCTAACATGATTTTTTAATTATTTAAAGTTGCTCGTATTGTTGGATGACACTGATAATTATCTAGTATAAAATCATCAATTTCAAATCCTTGTAAATTAGTATTGAAATCACCTACACCACATTCACCACTCATAGTTTGCCAAAACTCTGTATTAATATGTAGTTTTGGCAAGTTATAAGGTACTCTAGCTATTTGCTCCTCAGCTTGTCTTATATGATTAAGGTATAGATGAGTATCACCTAAGTTACCTATCAGTTCATCAGGAATCATATTTACTTCTTTAGCTAAAATTTCTAGTAATAAAGCATAGGATGCTATATTGTATGGTAATCCTAAGAAAGTATCAACAGAACGTTGATTCCACATTAATGATATTGCTCGGGTTGGTGTGTTCCAAGTATCTAAAACATTATGAACATCTTCATCAATATCAAAATGAGAATCAAATCCAGGTATTATTTCTGTATTAGTTTCTGCAATTAATATTCTTTCCTTCAAACTCAATTCTCTTGTATAAACTTGAAATCCATAGTGACATGGTGGTAGAACCATCTTGTCCAACTCACCTACATTCCAAGCGTTTACCATTAATCGTCTTGAATCAGGGTTTGTTTTAAGGTCGTTGATGAGGTTTTGGATTTGGTCTACAAGTTCTATATTTTCAATCTTAAATGGAGGTATTAATCTTTCATCCCAAACCTCGTCAACTTTTTTCCATCTTCTCCACTGTGCTCCGTAAATCCTCCCCAAGTCTCCCCACTCGTCCGAGAAATTATCATTAGTTTTAATCACATGTATAAACTCATCCATAGTTAACATGTTTATACTTTCATTAATATGGAAGTTATGTTTATGTATATAATTCTTATAAGCATCTCCATTCCAAATATTACAATTGTTATTTAGTAAGTATCTGATATTGGTGTCTCCTTTTAAAAACCATAATAATTCAGTAACTATATTTTTCCAAGATAGTTTCTTAGTTGTCAATAATGGAAATCCATCTTGCATATTATGTCTAATCTGATGTCCAAATATAGATAGTGTACCTGCACCTGTTCTATCTGATTTTTCTACTCCGTTCTCTACTATATTATTTAGTAGACTCTGATACTGAATATCTATGTGTGAATATTGTTGTGTCATTGGTTTAGTTTCTTCTCGCAAATTTTTTAAATATAACTATATTATCAATTTTCTTCATTTGGGAAATGAGCTGCTTTGATGCTCCAAAATTCAGCCATAAGAGATGCCCTAAACTTATAATCAGAATCTGTATGATATCCACTTACATAAATACATCTGCATATAGATTCATATAAACGAATTTTAGAAGACATTCTATAGTTCTGTTTTTTGCACTTAGCATATCTTTTAGAATTTAATACACTAGCCCAAACTTTAATACCTTCCTCAGTATCATCTGTAGCAAAAAATTTAGCTCTAATATACTTATTCTTGCCTCTAATAACTTCTCTAGTTCTATAAGTTACAAAGTTATGACCTTTGATATGCTTTACTCCCCCCGCATTTGCATGAAGTCTCCAAAGTTCTGTCTCAATGCCATTACTAGTAGCTTCTATTATGAAAAATGAATATATCATAGATACAGGAAAATCAGTCAAAGCATGAACATTCATAAGCATAGACTCATAGTTATAAGCTATCCACACTCTTCTTAGTTTATACAAATCTGCTTTATCTACATTCTTAAATCCTTTATCCTTTAAAAATTTTCTAAAATCCTTAAGTGATAATTTTCTGATTGAATGTCCATAAGACCTAGAGCCATATGCATTTTCATCTATTTTAGGAATAACTATCTTAAGTGGTATCTTATCTTGTTTCTCAATATATATAGTTTCATAATTGGTATTAGATACTATAGATAGTTTATCGTAATCAGTGTCTACAGGTGAAACCATTAATCCTATGCAAAAAGCAGTGGATACTGATGCTCCTATTATTTCAGGTAAATATTTCCTCTCAGGAACATATGTCTGAATTGGGTCTTTTTTTATCATAACTTTTAGTTTACTTTCTAAAAAACTAATGCAATTATTATTTGCTAAAATAGATTTATAAGATTATTTATAAATAGATACATAAACAAACTACAAACTATTAGTGAAAATAGAAATGCATCAGATGCTAATCTTATTAAATCATAATCGTTACAATGACTTAGCACATAGTAATAATCACGAGCGTTTAAAGCAGTTCTCCAAACCATAAGAACAAAAAATATAAACAATAATATTGAGTCTAACATAGGTATTTTTTTATAGTGGATGTTTTTCTAAATCAATATAGTCAGTCTCATAATTTATTAAGACCCTGTTTAGTTTTGTTTTCCTAATAAAAGGTTTATTATCTAAATCCGTAGCGAGTTCCCAACTTATCCCAATAGGAATATCATCAATGCTATATTCTTTACCTGATTGAAATTCATATCCTAAGCTATACAACTTACTTAATATAGATTGATACTGTTTCTTAGATTCTATTCTAAGTTTACCTTCAATTGGAAATTCTAATTTCTTTGTAACTTTTCTTTTGTTTTTCATAACTTTAAAATTTATTTGTCTTTTACAAAAATACCGTTAATGGTCTTTCCTTTTCGTTTTGAAATCTTATTGTAAGCTTCCTGCAAACACTCTTCAGGAGTCAATCCAACTTGTCTTGCTAAAATTATTAAAGTAACGAATCCATCCCCAATTTCGTCTCTAATTTTTTCTATATTTTGAGATTGTATGGCTTCAACGATTTCGTCTATCTCTTCTTTCACTTTATGAATTTGATTAAATTCATTTCCTTTTACTATTAAATTCTTTTCTTTAGCCCATTCAAATACTGAAATTGCTAAATCATCAAACTTTAAAATGTCATTTGAGTTCTGAGTTATCATATAATGTTTTTAAGATTTTACTTGTTGTAATATACTCTCATAGAAGTTATTTAGTGTAATTAACTTCTCCGAAACTTTTTTAAGTCTAGCAGCTTCTCGATAACACTCGTATTCAAGATAGTACTCCATAGATTTATTTAGTATCTTTTCATAGTTATCAACATTTACAGACAATGGATATTTGATACCTATTGTATTCATATAACAGAACACAGTATCTACTTCTGTATAGTTGGAGAAATTCTTAGTAAATGGTAAACCTCTAATTGCTGATTGTATGAAGTATGCCTTTCCTAAAGTTTTGCAGTTATCATCGTTATCATACAATGATTGCATAAATCTACGTTCTAAATCATTTTCAAATTCAAAAAAATTTATAAAATCAACATCAACTTCTTTTAATTCTTGAAATGTTTCTATGATAGAACTGTAGTACTTATCGAAAGCACATTCATCTAAATCTCTATCTAGCAATAACTTTTCTATTTGATTATCTACAAATAAAACACAATTGTTGACAAAATCAAATTGTCGGTCAACGAAATTAAGGTGGCTAATATCCTCGTAATCTAAAGAGTTGTATACAGGTATATTTTTCATGAAACTATTTGTTTTTAATTTTAGGAATAGTAAAATTAAAGGTACTGTTGAAATTTCTATACCTAAAATGTATAGAATTATTTACCGAATTACGATTCAATGATGTGTTAACATTTATATTTCCATTCTTTTGGGAAATTCTAAATGAGTTATTATGTGTATAGGTGGAACATGAATATGACATACCTATCAGCACTACTACTACAAAAGTCATAGTTAACTTAGTCAAATAATAACTTGTAATTTTTGCTTTCTTTTTCATTAGATTCTGCAACTTCTCCCAATAATTCTAAATCGGGATACTTTTGTTTAAGGTTTTTAAAAAGTAACTTAGCTTGTTCGAAATTCTCAGCAAATATATCAGGAGCTAACTCTTGACGTGCTTGTTTGAATCTAGTATTAAACTTTCTCATATGTAAATTTTATGTTTATCTAATAGATATAATTTATATCTTATAATAATATTTCTGAGAGTATATCGGTAGGCATCTGACGTAGCGTATCCACCCTTTTCTAAAGCATTTAACCAATCTACCCAAGTCCCATCATTAATATACCCTACATAATGACTTGGATTATTAGGTGTTCCCACCATAAACAAACTATGATATCTAAATGAATGCCATATACTTTTGAACTTTACATATTTACAATGAGTAATTTTGCAATCTGAATAAAGCTTAATCCAATTTTTGGAAAATGCTAGATTATGCCAATCATCAATTCTACTTGGTACATTATCTCCAAAATATCTTATTCCAAATGGATTTTTATTTTCAATAACTAATTCTGAACCTTCAGGATTCTGTATACTAAAGCCTCCTTCCAATAGAAATTGAGCTAACTTAACAGAGGCAGGAAACCCATACTTTGTTTGCTCGTTTACAGCTATATAAGCATATTTTTCTATATACATAGCTTGAACAGAATCTACTTGAGAGGCTAATGTCTTAATAACATACAGGTCATCATCTAAATCTAGGTAATCTCCTACTAATGTAGAATCTAATGAGTTTTCAATACTACGTTGAGAACTCATGTTTAGTCTTTCACTTACTTCGTGTGTGTACAGCATATGTGTACCAATACCTAATATATAGGTGATTGGCAACAGTATGATATATCCATATATGTGTTTACTCATATGTGCTTTTATTAAATTCTTATGCAAATATATGTACTAATATTTACAGTATCAAGTATTTTTTAATTTTTTTTCATAAAATTTTTCAAAAAACAGAATAAACACTTTTTAGCTTTAGGTTTTGGAACTTCTACAGCAATTTCCTCTCCTAAAATACTCTTTGTTGGATTGATTATTCCATATCCTGATTTAATATCAAAGTTTGGTCTTTCGATATCTATTACAGATTCTATAATGCTGCTATAAGTTACTGCAATTCCTGACTGTTTCATTAAAGCTATGCAACCGCTTACGAATGGTGCAGCCATTGAAGTTCCTGAGAGTACTGCGTATGACCCGTTGAGGTAGGTACTTAGGATTTCTGCACCGGGTGCGACTATGTCTAATTCCTGACCATATGTCGTGAAATAAGCAACCTTCATATTTTCATCCGTAGCTCCTACAGAAATACAAGAATCATATGCAGCAGGAAAATAGTTCTCTTGCAAACCACTGTTTCCACTTGCAACAACTACTATAATACCTTGTTGTTGAGCCTTCTTGCAAAGTTTTTCTAAACCGCTAACTTGAGATGGTGTGCCTAATGACATATTGATTATATCCATTTTATCATCTATAGCTGTTTTTAAAGCATCTATGACACCTTTTATACTTCCACTTGTACCATCTAATGCTTTATATACATGTATCTCTGCATCAGGTGCTATACCTAGTACGCCATAGCTGTTTCCTTGTGCTGCTATAATACCTGCCACGTGTGTTCCGTGCCCTGAGGTGTCTTCACAACTGTTAGATTCTGTAAAGTTTTTAGAGCTTGAAATTTTCAAATCAGGATGGTTTAAATCGCATCCCGAATCTATGATACCAATCTTCACACCTTTTCCTGTGAATCCTTTTTTATGTAAACTTTCTATATTTAACTTTACCAATCCCCATCCTATATTTTGACTAAAAGTCATCATAGGATTTAAATCGTTAACTATATGTGGTGGTACGATTACATTTTTTGTCATTGTGTATTGTTTTTGTCTACCTATAAATATGCTATCTATAAACAAAAAGTGAATCCCACAAGAGATTCACTAAGCAACATCATGTAATGTAGGTACTATTTCTTGTAGGGAAATGCTTTATTTAAAGCTTCTTTCCTCTTATTGCATCCGCAATCTTCTTTACCCATTACTCTTGCTACATTTTCGGCTACTTTGTCAATACCTGTAGCTTTTGTAATTTTCGCTACAGTATCTCCTAAACCTTTTGATTTTTCACTCATGATTCTATAGATTATAATTAATTAAATTTTCCATTTAGATGCATATCCTAAATCAACTAATTCAGTATTTACCTCTAAACCTGATTTCAATATAACAGTTGCTAAACATCTACCGAAAGAATCAATCTTCTTAGAATGTATATAGAATACTCCTTCAGGATTTTCATCTAATATCATATTTTTCAATGCCTCAGTAGATTCCATAGCATGTGCTTTCTCAACTAAATCTTTAGTTTTTAATTCAGGAGCATCAATATCTTGTAATCTTAATATAGATTTTCTCAAAATATTAAAACCTAAATCTATATTGCATTCAAGAGTATCACCATCGATAATTCTTATTAATTTGCATTTATACATATATAAATAAAAATCCATATAATTTAAGTTTATTTTAGTAACCTTTTATTTTCTTTTTCTAAATACTCTAATCTTACTTTGTACTCAGCTAATTGAGTTTTTAACTCTGTTATCTGTCTTTGTAGTTCCTCCTTCTCCAACTCTTTTTCAGTTAATTTCTTTTCTAAGTTATTAACTCGGTCTCTCAAGTCTTCTCTAAATAAAACATTTTCTTTCGTATTATGTTCACTTAGCTTATATCTTAACTTCAACTTAGATTCATAAAATTTCCAAGCACCCGCTGAACCCGCTACAGTAATCAATGTTATAATCACTGTTGATATGTTATCATTAATCATTCGTTATCCTTTTTTTAGTAGTCTCATTAATTTTGAAACTTCCTCCCTGCTACATCTCCATGTAATCCAAAATAACGCTATCAACTCTGAAAAATAAATGAAATGAAGTTGTGTATTATATATATTTTCTTTTAGAGATATATACAGTATAGTTAGTATTACTATAAATGATATGTTAGCACTCCATTTTCTAAGCGATATCATATTAAATAAATTTCCTACTAACAAACCTATAGAAGATATTACACCTATATAATAATAATAACTATGTATATTGATATTTGGGACACAGAACATAGATTGTGTAGGATAGCATAACTGAGCTAACATTATAAAACAAAGTATGATTTCTAAGGGCTCACTATCACCATACATTAAAATTTCTTTAAGTTTTATCATACTAATCGAATTCTTTAGATATTAATTGTTTATACGCATTCCAAATACTTCTGCTTCTTTTTAATTTCTTTTTCTTATCAGGGTCTTTTGTTCTTGTAAGAGTTCCATCTAACCTATTAATCATGAATTGTGCTGCTCTAATCTTATGAGCATTATTATCTAGTTTATTAAGTCTTTTAATGCTGTTGTGAGATTCTGTAGAATCTTTAAAACCTATATCAATACTTTCGCTGTCAGACGGATTATTGTATAAATCTATTTGTTTATCAGATAAACCTTGTTTCTTTAATTCAGCCTCATCTTTACCTTTATCTTCATCTGCTTCAGGTACTTCTAAAAATTGAAATACTCTATCCATATCGAAAGTTTTACCTAAGATGTTTCCCATATCTTTTCTATTGGAGTCAGATAGGTTAATGACTAAGCAAGGGCCGATTAAACCATTATTCTGTATAATGTCTATTGCTGCTATGGTGACATCTTCTAAATCAAAAGGGAAGTATTTGTTCTTATATTGTATTACATATGCAGGTCTGAGACTTTTACTATTAGATAATGCATCTACCGCACTTTTTTTAACTATTTTCTTAGGAGGATACAAATTAGATATTCGAATGTGTTTATTTTCTCCCTTGGAAGTAAAGTATGGTTCTATTTTTTCTCTACGACCTTTTATATTAAACTTGTTTTTTAAATGTATTTTGAGTACTAACCAAGAATCTACATGAATTTGTTTCCATTCATGAGGAATAGACTTAAAGCCCTTTGGCATATTGTCCAATCTGATAGTATCAGTTGTTATTTTACTTATATTCTTTTCAAATACATCTTCATCATCTACATCCTCATGTATCTTATATCTCATATTATTACTATTATTATTACTATTATAAATATAATACAATATGCGATAAACTACTTAGCCTCAATATTTTTATCTTCAGGTATTTGTCTATCTTGTATCTTAGCTAGTAGTTCTTGTTTACTATCTTCTAAATTTTGGAGAATCATTTTGTGCAACTCCAAATTATATGAAACAATTCCTAATTGTTTATATAACTCATCTAAATCTTCTTTCATATATTATCAGGTATTATGACTCGTTTACCAACAACATTATCCACTGTTAAATAATAACAATTGTAACACAGTAGTTGTAAATTATCTAATTTATGATTTGTTTTATCTCCATCTTTCCAATCCATTAGTAGTGGAATACTATAATCTAAAACTCTTCTCTCACAAAATCCACATCTTTCGCACTTTTCCTCTAATAAAGATTCTCTGACTAATCTATCTTTTAATTTCTTATATGGATAATCAGGACAGTATCCTGCAATTACTTCTTTTAATCTTTTATAGGCAGTAGGTCTCATAGAACCTTTAGAAATACCAACACCCTCTCTATTCATGTGAATTTCAAACAGACTTTTCCCACTAGTACTATCTAAATAATATGAAGAATACTTTTTATATGTATTATAAGCAACATTCAAAAAAGCAGCTGCTGCTTTATTTGATTTTGTATTAGCCATGGCATACCTAATCATTTTTTCGGGTATGTCTATCCTATGTCCAATTTTAGGTTTCATATATTATAATCTTATTTTCAATACTACATTTACTTAATATTTTAGAAATGTATTTTAAGTCATCCTCACTCTTATTACTATACATTCTTGTCTTACCTCCTATCCTCATAAGTATGTAAATTTGCTCTATTTGAGTTTCAGGTATACTGAAGTTGCTCATAATACAGTTAGCAAAATATTCATAAGATTGGGTTTTATCATAATATAATTCTATGCATCCTTTAGCTATTTCATCCATACAAATGTATTATATATAGTTTCGTATATTTTTAGAGGTATATAATAAATATGATTGTAAATATTAGCATACAAGTGACTACCACTATCAAAATCAACACCATATAATATACAATATGGTTTTGCTTGTGCAGATACTTTAATATATTTTAATTTCTTAATAATTGTTACTTGACTCATATTGTTTTTGTATAGATAATTTTAAATCATAGATGTCATTGCACTTTCCGTATTCTTCCAACATTTCTAATATTCTTATTATGTTATCTAAAAATAATATTTTATCGGAATGGTTAAATGTTATCGGCCATTCAATATCTTTAGAATCTTTACATAGAATATTGTACATATCATCTGAAACTATGTGTCTCAAAACATTAGTCTTGTCCATATTTATATGTTTACTGTTATACCCATCTCATTCAATATTCTGTATTTTGCTTCAGATACTAAGATATTCTTTACTAGGGAACTTTCACTTTTTGAATTTTCTAATAGTTCATTGTAATGTTTTTCCATGGATTGCAATATAGCATCTCCATCAAAACCTGAATTAGATTCCATCCAATCTATAATTGTAGGTAAATATTCTAATTTTTTAAATTGCACTCCCTCATTTATATTCTTCTCAATGTAGTTACTTGCAATTAAAGAAGCTCTAACTAACTTTTCTAAATTTTTTAAATTTTCAGAATTCATATGTTATATTATTTTTTTTTGTTAAAGAATTTTTCGGAAGCAATCGAACCTAGTCCTCCCAAAAGTAAAATTAATAATCCATCGAATATAAATTCAGATACCTTATAATCTGTAAATATATCGATAATGACTATTCCGTACATTAGCATCATAGTTGAGAATGTAACAACTCTTCTCATAGATGTTTGACCATCATCATTTTTAACAGCTTCGCTTAATATGTTAAATCTCATAGGTTTATTATTCATATATGTGTGGATTATTTTTTCCATAAACTCTCATTAGTACACCTGCTATGGCATTAGCTTGATTTTCATGATTAGACCCATCGTTTCCTGACTTACTATGAAGCATTCCTGATACATTCTGTTTATGGTGAACTAATTCATGTGCTATAGTTCTTAGTATATCAGCCATGTTTCTATTATGCGTGACAACTTCTATAGTTTCACTATGAGGTATGTATCCTCCAAATGAAGTTGTCTCTACATTATCTCTCGGTTCAGTATGTAGTTTTATATTAGGAGAATTTATAGACATTGTGTCTGCACAAAAATCTACAAAATCTTTTATAGTATCCTCTCTATTATCTGAGCATCCGCATTCGTTTACTTTTTTCTTTTTCCAAATTTTACCTTTTCTACAAGCTGCCATAGCTAATGACCTGTATGCAGATGTCTTATTTCCATACGATTTAACAGCTCTATAATAACATCTATCTCTTTTAGGTTTGGCTTTAGATTCATTCATTGAATAATTCTTAGTTATTAAATCTTTTTTTAAGTCTATTAATTTATCTAGGTATCCGCTTCTTCGCAAAAATTTATATACCAAATTTTCATAGGAATATTCCCCATCTTTATCTAAGCCTGATTTTCTATAGTTCTTTAATTTATTTTTTAGCCTATCTATTTTCTCTATACGTATTTTTGCATTACTGTTAGTATTTACTAAATCATTTATGACCTTGCTAAATTGCAAAGATTTATTGTATATTTTATTATAATCTATTTCTATACTTAATTTATTCGGTTCTACAATCCATTTATCATTTTTAACAGAATATTGTCCCGATGCTTTTGATTTTTCATTTGAATCCTCTACATACAATTCTACGTCAAAACCTTTAACTTTTATAGGATATGTATTGTTCCATAATGATTTCTTCAGATAAAAATATCTTTCTAAAAGTTCCTTATCCTTTTTAGTGCTATCAAAATCAACTATTAAATGTAAATCGATATCTGAATACTTAGACCAATTATAGTTGGCTATAGAACCCGTTAGTATAATATCTTCTATAACTACAGTCATATCAAATGAATCTATAAACTGTTGTGCTATATTCATCAAATTATCCCTTATCTCAGGAATAAGTTTTCCATCTACAAATATATCCGAGGGTAATTCATTTTTAAATTCAAATGATTTTAATACTTGCAATTCATTACCTATATATTCTTGTAAAAGTTTATCTACAGATTCATTAGTAACTTTAGCTGACTTAGTATTTTTAACAAACTGTTTCCCCGTACTACCTGCCTTTCTTTTCTTTATAGCAGTAGATTTTCTTTGTGCCTTTGTCAAACTTTTAGCTTTAGCTAATGGTAAACATCTATTTGGATTATCCTTTCTTTTGGAAGTACCACAAGCACCTTCTATAGTACCCGCAGTATTTATTCTAACCCACTTTTGATTTAACCATTTTCTTAAATCCTCTTCAAGCATATCATTCTATATTAAAAAACCTATCAAACATAAGTTTATTTTTCAGGTGCATCTTATCCTTCTTCAGGTTGTTGTTCCTCATCTCCTTGAGCAGCATCTGCTTCAGGTTGTTCAGGAGGTGGTTCTGAACCTGTCTCTACTCCTCCACCTGCACCTGCCTCGGTATCTCCTCCTTTATCTTCTCCGCTCTTTATATTATTTAATTCATCCTTAGTGAATACACTACTTCCAATCATAACATGGTCTACATCCATGTATTCAAATTCTACAGGAGCTCCATCGAAATCATAACCTACTGCTTTAAAATCATTGAGTAAATCCCAAGGTTCATTTACAATTAAATATTCACCGTTAACATATACCTTGAATTTTAAACCCAACTCAAGATAATCATCTAGCATATTAATATTAAAGTACTGTGACATATATTCTATTTTATATAAATATACAATAAAAATTATTATACCTTGATTAAGGTATGCTCATAAGTTGATAAATCATATATTTCAACTTTCATAGAACCTAAGTTAAACTGTCCTAAAACATTACTGTTTTTAAGTATAGTTGAAAGTTCATTCAAAGCATATCTTTCTGCATCCGTAAATTTATCAAAGTCTATAGTTACTACTATATTCTCTTTTTCAAATTTATCTAAACTCATGACTCTCTCTCTCATATCATATAAAGTATTATTCTGCTCTTCCTCAATATATTTTTCATAATCCATAAAATCAGTATATACCACGTCACACCAAGGTTCTATATTAGCTAGTGCCTCGTATCTTCTACAGTTCAATAACTTAACTACAATATTATACTTAGGAGGTATAATAGGTTTCATTAATGGAGTATGCATAACATAATGACCCCATTTTCTAACAAAGTTTCTACCACTCTTAAAATTCTGTAATAACCACTCATTTGAATCAACTCCAACATCGGTAATTGTGGTGTTGTACCTAGAACCTCTACATGTAAGATGATATACGAATCCTTCCCAAGTTTGAATAAATTTTACTCCATTTAACATAAATCTATTAAATATATCGGAATCTTCTTTTGATTGTGGTGCATATAATATATCGTGACCTCCAATCTTAGTAAAGTCTTTTTTATAGAATGCCCATGGAGCAAAGATACCATCGGTATCGGGTACGTTGGTGTTATTTCTAAAATAGTTATCAATCCAATCTAAGAACTTAGCTTCTTTAAACTCATCAGGTTCTTTGCCGAAATCTTCCAATATCTTTTCTGGCCCTTCAGGGTGAAGTCCTGAAGGTTCTACTCTCGTTAATGATACTATTACACCTTGTTTAATATTCTTTTCAATGGCATCAAGAGCCTTTGGAGCTAAATACATATCTGAGTGGTATATCATGCAATAGTCATGCTTTGCTACCTTAGTTACAAGTCTGTCATATAAGATAGTATGACCTAATCTATCAGGGCCTTCATTTCTAATGGCACTGAAATTACTATCTTCCTCCATCTTCTGTACGCACCATTCCCATGTACCATCATTAGAAAAATCATCTGCCACACAAATCTGAACGGTGTGATTCCCTTGATTTTTTCTAATAGAAGCATATGACCATTTCAAATACTTTAAATTATTTCTACTTGGTTGTATTAGTGATATTTTCATGATATTGATTTTAGTATATCTCTCCAATTAAGTTTATATCTTTCCTCTGAAAAATATTTTATGTAATTATATGTTGATTCTTCAGCTACTTCATCATAGAATTTTGTATCTGTTTTTAGCATCTTCGCAACTTTTTTGCAAGATTCTAAATCATCAGGTTCAAATGAAGTTTTAGGATAGCATATTCTCTGAGTATCTGAGTTGATATTGCCTATACAAGGTATGCCTAGATATGCACAATTCAAACTGAATGTACCTGCTATTGAATTTGGATTTAAATGTACAGCATACCTAAATTCATTAAGCTTATAAATCCAATCTCTCCAAGTCTTATAAGGTAGATTGTTTATGACACTTACCATAAGCTCCTCCTGATGCATTCTACCCATAGATGGTGCATAGACCTCATCTTCTATTTCCAACCCAACAATCAAAGAATTAAATCCTCCATAATACCTTACTAAATTACCCCCTATAATAACATTAGACCTATCAACTTTAGGTAAATCTTTAATAGAATCTTCTATCATTAGAGTAGGATTTATAAATCCATTTTTATTAAGTAATCCTTTATAGTATGATTTATCTCGTTCATTATGACACAAGAAAAAATCAGCATTAACCATTATATTATAAAACCAAAAAGTTTGGGAAGGTTTATAATCTTGAAATATCCAAGATGCACCCTCCTGCATAAATGCATACTTCTTACAAACTCTTTTCAGGTCTTTTACTATGTCCCAATTTGAAGTATCATCTCCGACAGAAATATTATAATACTTGTCTATGTTTTTAGGTATGATAATAATACCTACATCTATAGAATTGGATTCTAATTTTAGTAATTCAAATATATTATAGTGAGAAGCACCTTGAGCTACATACCAAGCATACTCAGTACGCATATTATTAAAATCCCTAGATAACTTATCGACATTTTGACTCCATTCCGAAAACCAAGCTATTTTCATAAATTGTATCATTTATTATTCTGCAAAGATACATAAAATATTTTAAACATTCGTAAAATTAATGTTGAATTTTAGCAAACACATCGTCCCAAGTATATGCTATATAATTCTCGTTAAACAAATTATGACAGTTCATTTCACAATACTGATTTGCTAGAGGATACCATTCATGACTTTTTCTTAAAGCTCCTAAATTTGTTTTATCTATTCCTTCCTCCCCTTGAATATAAGACCTTTTCTTAGGATGCTTTCTATTATGTCCCATAAGTATATTTGCTATATGATATTGTTTTAAATTTGGGAATATCCTTTGGCACATTAACATAAAAGCAGTATCCTCATGAACAAAGAATATACTGTTTGGTATGTTGACACCTGATTTTACTAATTCAGATGATATAACTAATCCACATCCATTAAATTTCAAAGGACTAATATTAAGTATTTCAAATTTACTTTCCTCATCGTTAATATTATTCAACTCATCTAATGTTATGGTATGTCTGACAGACCACCAATTCTCAGTGTCTCCCTCTATGAATGGTTTATCTGCTACTTTACGATGTTCTAATGGTTTCCATGAATCATCCCACATTTTAGTTATTCCAAATGTGGCAACATATTTTGATTCAGTTTGTTCCGATGTATGTAATCCATCTATAGCTATTAAGTATTCTTTAGGAAATATCATATCAGTCTCCCCCCAAACTAATATATCAGTTATTGTAGAAAACACTGTATTAAAATCTCTCCTGTAATCTGCTACAGTTCTTACTCTATCTACAACATTTATATAAACATTTATATCAGGAATATTTTGAGATATTTCTGATGATATGGTGTTTTTAATTTGAGTAACTATATCAGATATTCTTACATCATTTATAGGTTTCTCTAGCATTGTTCCTGAATGTATCTCAAAATCTAAGTATATAGTTTCTACACCATAATCTTTATTATATGTACCTCTATACTTTGAATAATACTTTATAGCTTCTACCAAACTTTTTAAGTATTCAGAAACTATTTCAACTTCATACCATTGTATTAAAGTTCCTATAGCTATCTTAGGCTTTTCTTTTGTCTTCAACTTCATCATACTACTTTTTATTTATAACCCAAAAATTATTTTCTGCTAATTGAACATCTAAATCATTTTCATAAGAATACCTATCTACAGCTTTTTTTACGCCTTCCCAACTTTTATAATCATCCCCGAAGATTACTCCATTAGTATTTAATATTTCCATATAATGTTTAATATCATTGTACACATCAAATTCATCATGAGATGCATCTATGTATATCATATCTGCTTTTATATTTTGTGATTTAAAATATAAATATCCTATGTAGGATGTATTTGGAAATGGTATTATGATATCCTCTACTTTTCTATGAACTACATTACTTAAAAATTGATAATATATATTAGGATATCCATTCTTTAGTAACAAATCTCTTTCAGGAGTGCTTTTGTGAGAACTCCAAAATTCTATAGCACCTAACCAAGTATCAACACAATATATCTTTGTGCATTTATTGGTATGTTTTATATGCTCTGCCATTGTAATTGCAGACAGTCCTTTCCAAGTTCCAACTTCTATAATTACTTTTGGATTAACAGCGTCTATAAGTTGTTTAAATACCTTACTATTTCCATTCCAACCCTGTAAATCTTCAGGAAGTAATTCTAAATTGTTGTAAATACTTTTGTTAATTTCGTTCATTATTATATATTTAGTTCGTACTCTTCTTTGGGTTTCCAATTTGATTTCATCTTGTAAAAATCTATATCGGGAAAATATTCTGTGATTCTTCTTACATTGCTATCGTATATGTTGTTAGAATCTATTACCTTTCTTTGACTCTTATTAAAATTTCCTATGCTATCTGATTTGAGTAATGAATCCTCCTCATCTATCAATCTTTTTTTTAATTTCTGTATGTTATATTCAGCACTTGAGCTGCCTCTATAAGAAAGTATTTTCTCTTTAATACTATATATGTAACTTTGTTTATATGCTCCTATATTCATACTTCTATTTTCAGAAGTTAATCTAATAGTATCTGTATTGAAGTTATTATTTTTTATACTATCATAGAATTTACTACCTACTCTACAAGTATCATGGCATAAAAACCAATAGTCTGCTTTAATAGTCAAATCTATTACTGAAATTAAACCTGTAAAATCTATAGAATTATGTGATGCTTTATATAGGTTTATATTATATTCATTAGGTATACTTTCATATACATCATACCCTCCTACAAAAAAATATATATCATTATTTGGAATACCTGAATCTAGTAGACTTGGTACTAGTACATTTAAAGTCTTATCATAAAAATTCTTATGTGAACTTATTGTAAATTTAAGATTAACGTTCATAGTGTTTTCTTGCTTTTTTCCAACTTCGCAACTTTTTATGATGAATCCAACAATCTCCTATGATATCTGCATCTGTATTATATTTTGAATTCCAAAGCCATAACATTAACTCTTGACCTGCCCAATCATCAATGTAATCCCCATTATCAAATATGTGATTTATAAATAATTTATTATCAACAGATTTATGTTTCCAAAATCCTGATGTGAAAGACATGAAAAAACCATTTATAGATTTTACAGTAAGTCTAAACCCTTCTTTAATACCATCTGATTTCTGCTCAATCCATGCATCATGCATACCATCTGTTATTGGTACATATATTTTGTTATCATCTATAGTATTTAAAGCTAATACCTCTAATGAGTCGTTAAGTAATATATCATCATTAAATCCCATTATGATTTCAGCACCTTTATCTATAGCATACTTACATATAGTATTCCAAGCTCCTGTGATACCTCCATTAGCTTCTTGGCTATCTATTCTTATGTAATCACATTCTGTTTTATCTACGAAATCAAAATCACAGGTAGATTCATTATCTAGTATGACTAAATTCATTTTGAATTTGCAATCCTTCCAAGATTGGTAAAATTCTTTAGCTATTTCATATCCCTCAGTTCTAAGATGTGAGTGATGAAATACTACACAAATAAATGTGTTTGTCTGTCTTCCCATTCGTACCATTTTTTTGCAAATATGTTTCTTGATTCGGTAACTAATTTTCTAAAATTAGAATTATCAGTTTTAGATTTCTCTGAAAATGTTATTGAATTATGAATCCATCTATGATTTTCTGTACAAGATTCAACAAATAGATTATTGTATCCTGAGTCATGTGCTCTGTAACAAAAATCTTGACTCTCTTTATCTCCAAAATATGATGTATCGAATAATCCAATGCTATCAAACATAGACATCTTAAAGAACATGATACCATCAGCCCACAATACTTTATGGATATCCATTCCATAAAACATACCTAATCTTTTATTGAATCTATTAAAATTAGAATGTTTAGTTATACCCACAACGCCAACATTTAGATTAACATCATTACATAGGTTCTTTATAGAATTTATACTATCCTTTGTTATATGTACATCTGATTGTAAAAAACAAAAATACTCTTCTGAATGATTTAATCTATATCCTTTATTTATAGCTTCACTTATAGAATACTGTACTCCCGATACATATTTCTCTATATTATCTAGTGTAGGTTCGTAGTTACTGAAATTTTCATCCTCTACGTTAGATATAAATAAAAATCTTGACTCAGGAAAATTTTTAGCACAATTCTCCAAATTAAGTATTTCGTATAAAGGTCTATTCATTATAGTCGGAACTACGAATAGTATATCTGAATTATCCATTATAGTTATGTTTTACTAAATCCCATACATGTGTTACCTGAGTTTCGTTTTAAAACTCAAAAATAATTTTTACAAAACACATAAATTTTATAGTAATCTATGTTTTTTTACCGCAGAACCATCCCAAATACAACCTGAATTCATATCAATTGAATATATCCATTCATATTCTTTTGATTTTCGGTGTAAATCTCTAACATTTAAATCTTCATAATTTGGAAATTCTATACCTTTATATTTTTTGGAAACTAAATCCCAATCTATGTTATATGGATAATTTGTGTTTGTGCTATATTGTCTTGTGAAATCTATGTATGAATCTTCAGTGTTCAAAGTAAGAATTTTACTCGTATCTAAATATAATTTATAAATATAGACATCACTCTTCATTACATCTTTCAATGATGTGTTATCCTTAGCATCCCAAGTAACACCATACTTCTTGAAATTAATCCAATTACTTCCAAAACCATACCATAGTCCACTAGGTTTTCCAAGTACATCTTTGTTTTTACTTTTAATTTCAATATTTTGAATAGGTGTTTTACTAAGGTGAACCCTTTCATTTTTACCTAACACCAACCTTTCGTTCAATAACTCTCTTGTTATTGTTGTTAAAAATCTTCTTAATTTCATCTGTATTTTATTTTTACTATATATATATAATTTAAAAAAAATCCATCTTAAAATTATATTTCGTTATTATCCATTATAGTTATGTTTTACTAAATCCCATACATGCTTTACTCTCTCAGTTCTACTCTCTATGTCAAATCCTGTAAAGTGCCATATGTTCCCATACTTTATCATATGTAGTTCATCTGAATGCAATTGGGTATTGCTCTTAAACCAACCTTTAGAAAACATTCCTAGAATATTCCAACTTCCATCCAAAAATTTTATATTGACATTATTTTTTGCGAGATGGAAATTTAATATAGTCTGCTCTCTTCCACCCCCCTTATCCCAATTATCTAACTCCGTTCTATTTTTTAAATAGAAATTAAATATTTCTTCGAATAAAGGTAAGTATAGTTTATGGAAAAACATAACACCCGTATTACCATAATTTGTAATGTCTAGTGGAACTCCTTTAAAAAATTTACCGTAATTCTTTATGCTGTCATATACCCAAGCCCAATTAACTAAATCTCTAACCATACAGAAATCTTCTTCGAACATATCAAATACATTAGGTGCATCCCATTTTATCATAGTATCGGCATCAACTATACCAATCTTATCATAACCTACTCCATGTTCGAATATAAGTTCTTTATTCCACACAACTCTACCACATCGTTCATCATTAGTTTTGATTACTTTAAGGTCACAGTTATTATTCTTACACCAATACTCCCAACTTTTTATACAATATTTTGAGTATTCATTATGGTCAATCTTAGCAGAGTCAACTGTTATGCTGATTATATATATTAAATTCTTAGCCATAGTACATATTAAATAATTCATCCATAAGCATATTTCTATAATCTCTATCCATAGCATTAAAATGAGTTACATAGGTATACTCACTTATAACATTCTTATTTAATGCCCTTTTAGATATTAGTCCCTGAACATTGTATCGAATGTCCATTACTTTTAAAGATATATGATTATACTTTTCTTTTATATATTTTCTTATTAGAAAATTCAAAACCGTTTGGTCTCTACCTACTCCATAAGAAGTTTGAATAGAATTCAGGTCATTATAATTTGCCAAAACATAATTTCCTATGTCTTTGTATAAATCTATTGAATTTCTATCTAAGACTATGAAACCTGAATTAAAGTACTCAAATGGTGAAACTATATCTAAATCACTAAACTGATGCTTATGGTATGCTTCTATGCTTCTCACTATCCAATCATAATCAGTATCATCTAAAGATACTCCAATCTCATTAGGTTTAATGCTATCGAAGAAATTAGGGCATTTAGGATTAACTATAGTATCATTATCTACTATAGCTATCTTATCAAATTCTATATCAGACTCTTCTAATACCTGCGTTGCAAATACTTTCATCCAATGAGGTTCTATACTATTTACATCTACATCATATTCTATAACTTCGATGTTGTATCTTCTTCCCCAAATTTTCCAAGAGTCTATACAGTACTTTGAATATTTGTTATTTCCTAAATTAACTATGTATATGTAATTCATAAACTTTTATATAATTCGTTTTGTTTTTCTTGTCTAGCAATACTTTTAGGATGGTATAAGCAATAAACTTTATCTAAAGGAAGCCTAGACACTACAGAAGCTCCTACAACAGTTTCATGAACTTTACCTTTCCATTTAATAGTATCTTTATTCCTATACAATCTTGCTTGATAATCAGGAAAATTTATGATAGGCTCTTTATACATTATACTTAATCTATCCTGTATCTCCTTTTCAGATATTACTAAATCAAAATGCTTAAGCATAAAAAAGTTATCATCGAATTTCTCTATTTCTCTATGGTTCTGTATTAAGTCATCACTGCTAATATTCCAATTCCATTTCTTAATATGTTCTATAGTAATTCCATCAACTGTATTTACTCTTGGAATGTATATTAAATCCAATGACTCAGGATTTGATTGGATAATATCCGTAATATTTTCAGCTAAATCTTTAGAAGGGTATTCATCCGCATCTAACTGAAATATCCAATCCTTTTCACATAGTGAATTTGCTACATTTTTATACCTAGCGAAATCTCCATCAAAAGATTCTCCATGAACTATAGTATCAGAATTTAATTCAACATACCTTTCGATAACCTCTAAAACTTCAGACGTTACTTGGTTAGTATCATATTGAATAACTACTTCATCTTCATCTTTTGGGAATATAGACTTGAGTAATCTATCTAATTCTTCATGTTCATTGCATACTGTAATTAAATAACTTATCATATTCTAGTTATTTAGACTTTCATAAGATATATTAACAAAATGTTTGAAAGCTTCAGTGAATTTATCCTTTGGGAAATTTACAGAATTTTCAAAATCAATATAATTCTCTAAATACTTTCCGATGTTGTTTGGGTCAGGATACTTCTTAGACTCATCTTCACTTAATTTTTTTATAGGAGTTACCTGCCACATAAATGTTGTACCATCAACGTCATCAGGAATTGGATATATAGATGACGTATCAGTGGCCTGCATACAAGGAATCCAAACATTACGATTTCCATCAACTACTCTAAAATTAAATGCTGTTTTAGCAATACTGCTTTCTAACTTGTTTAATGTTTCAGAACCATCAATAAGGAATGAATTTGTTGTATAACCTGAATCCATACATATTTTTGACGTAAGTCCCGTAGCATCGTCCTGTTCTACCAATACACTCAAATTATGTGTTATTGGAGATATTTCATCATAATTACTTTTCATAATTTATATTTTTAATTTTGGAAGATTCAAAACAATCTCTTCGGCTACCTTAATACTATCTAGTATGCCGTATAATTTCTCAGACATTTTTTCAAATGTAAAATTTTTACTAGTATACTTTTTCTGATTTTCAGCCATTTTTTTATATTCTTTGTAATTATTTTCCAAAGACTGTAAAACTTTCATGGCATATACATAATTTACGGTAAACCACTTTGCTTCTTTCATAAACCATGCATTTTGTACAGATTTATGTACATCTGTCAAATCACCGGGCAAGAGGACACACATCTCAGTATTCAAAAAATCAACTTGACCTGACCAATTAGATGCTACCACAGGTTTACCTGACGTAGTAAATTCTAATAAAGGTCTTCCAAATCCCTCTCCCTTAGTAAACGAAATCATTGCTTTAATCTTTGAATAGTTATATAACTCATTCATTTCAGATTCTGTCAAATTACCATGAATTATATAAACCGATGGACAGTTTTTAATCTCCTTAGTAATATAATTAATCCTTGACTTCATCTCTTGTAAATCATGTACACTATAATTAGCACCACTTGTTTTAAGAATTAATGCAGGTCTTGTAGTAGATGGTTTATTCTTAAAGGTCTCACAGAATATTTTAATGAGCATCCCGACATCTTTCCTGTCTTGTCCCAAATCACCTTCCAACCAATGACCTACAAATAAATAACAATTAGACTCTTTAATAGGATTTAACATACTTCGCATCTTATCCGAAGTTACAGATACTGTTTTATATACTGAAGTATCCACTCCTTCAAATAATACTTCTAGTTTTAGAGAATCTTTTAACTTTACAGTATCTACTAATATGTCTGTATCTTTTTCATGCTTATCAAATATTGAATTTTTGAATACATCTATAGTATGATTACTCGTACCTATAACCATATCCATATTATTGCATCCCTCAATCCATTCAGGTTTACATAAATCTGTTTCAATACCCGCAGTAATTCCTATATTATATTTTCCTAATCTGATAAATTCATTCGGAATTGTTATCTGTATAAATATATCAGGGTTAGGTGTATCATTGTTAACTATATGTTTCTCAATAATCTTACCCTTTTCAGTATTGACATCTAAACCATCCCATGCTGTAGAGCCCCAATTTAAAGGATGTATCTCTAATTTGTATTTAGGATTTTTTATAATAGAGTATGCAATATCTCTTGAGTGGTCTCCGTATCCTGACCTTGTCATAATCGGAGCATACATTAAAACTGTTTTTACCATATTACCAAGTTATTCCTATGTTTTTAGATGAATTATCAATATGACTTACTACTTTTTCTACTGTAAAAGATTCTCTAGGTTTCCAATCAGATAATAGTCTATCTATATGCTTTACAAATCTATTTGACATTTCAATAGAAGACATCCCACTCTCTTTAGTTAGAGCCCATTCTCTACCCTTCTTCCCAAAATTTTTCCTATCATCCCTAGACATGTTATACCAATAGGCTATAGCATCTGCAACATCTTCGAATTTACATCTATCATCAAAAATATATGGAGTTACTACAGAGCCTTGCAAAGACCTATTAGACGGGAATACAGGTTTTACCCATTCACCATGATTCTTGTATGTACCTGCATGATTAGATGATACATCCATATCAAAATCTATCCAATTACCATTCTCGTCTGAGAATCTACATTGGTCTTGTAAACCTCCTGTAACATTGTTTATAATAGGAGTACCTGCCATAATAGATTCAGCACCGCTAAGTCCAAATCCTTCATTACTAGCAATATTTACAGTAACATCAGCTAAGTTATACATGAAATTTAGTTCTTTAACTCCTAATTTCTTATCTGAGAATATAACTTTGTAATCATTACACAAGGTATTCTTGACTGCAATCAAATCCGTACCATTCTCATCTACAGGTTCAGTATGCATCAATAAACATACTCGTGAAGATTTATCTTTGGGTAGACTATCACAGAATTTTCGGTATGCTAATATTAAGTCTCCTGATTGTTTTCTTCTAATATTTCTATTATTCCAAAATATCAAAAAATCTACATTGTTGTTTACTCTAAATTCATCCTCAAAATTTTTGAACTCTGTAAAATCTTTGTGTCCATCTTCAATGGGATGATAATACTTTGAATTGATACCATGAGGTACAAATGCCGTATAAACTACTCTATTACTCATATAATTCTATAATATTTACATTGTTATTAACTAATACGTTTTTATGTATATTGTGTGATTGTTTACTAATTCCTAATACCATATCGCAAGAAGCATACGACATCCAATTATAATTTGGAAACGGAGTATTATCCCAAATAGCGTAGTATATAATAGGACAATGAGACCTAACTTCATGTTCCATCTGATACAACCATTGCCAAAATCTTGGGTCTGTAAAATGGATTATAGCATCAGGCTTTATAGTTTTTATCAAGTATCTTAAGATGTGCGGGTCTCCGTATCCATTCCAAGGCATTACTTTAACATCTGCATGGTCTATACCTAACTCATTGTTAACATCGTCAGATACATCAATTATCTTCCCTATTTCAGGGTGTTCGATTGCTGCCCCTAATTGAAACCAATTATAATGTTCAGCAGTTCCGACAACAATTTCTCTACTCATAGTACCAATTCCTGAATGAAGTCTTAAGTCATCAGAAAGAAGCAGTATTGTTTTCTTCTCAGGTTTACTTTTTTTTAATTTTAATAATTCCATATATTATATAACAGTTTAAATTACTAAGGTAGGTTTATCAGTAGTACAGTTTTGTACATACTTTAGCAAATTATCTATAAAAACATCTTTCTTATTATTATTCTTTAAAATTATAATCATATCACAATCAAAATACAAATATTTATATCTTAAATTCATATTATCTACATCGTATCTTTTATTATGAAACATTCTCGGAAAATAACTATGTTCTGTGTAATTAAAATGATTTGGAATATACTCTATAAATCCATAGTTTAATTCTAAACTTAATGATTTTATATAACTGTCAGCACCTATTTGATTTCCTCCACCCAATATAACAAAATCGTGTTTAAAACTTTTCAATCCTATAAAAACATCTCTTATGTTAATATGGTTTTGATAGTTAATACAACTTACAATTCCTACTTTTATTGGAGAATCATTTGATTCTACTTTTCTTAGGGCATAGGTCTTCTCTATCTTTGAACTCACAATATTTGCAATTCTTGTTTCGGTCTCCTGATATAGCATGATAGGTTATGTTTTCTTTATATGAACCATCTTTTTCAAAAGAATTTTCGACAAAATCAGTCAAATTTTTTAAGGAGTTATCTACGTCATTTGCTGTTTCGGGTATAGAACACATTGCTATTCTACTAGTACCGTATTCCAACTTCCTCGTAACTATCATAAACTTAACATTTATGCTTTCATAAGGAACTCCATATTGTTTTGAGAAATAATATTTATAAAACAAAAGTTGAGATTGTTTTAATACATCATTTCTCATGTATTTATTCCAACCTTTAAAACTTGTTTTGATGTCAACCAACACAATACTAGACGTTAATTTATCATATAATACTATATCTACATATGCTAACATGTTCACATCAAAGTCTAGTTCAGTAGCTTTCATATATAGTGGAACTTCTACTCCTAATAAATCATATCTTTTTTTGTCATAATATGAATATATATTAGGTATTAGTTCATCCATTATATTAACTCCATCTTCCCAAAAATCATTTAGTTCTTCAGGAGTTGTGAAATGTTCAATGCCTGATACATCTTTAGTATAGTTCTCAACCATAAAGGTTTTCAATCTATTCTTGTAATCGTATCCTGTTGAAGTTGTTGTAGAATTGTTCATATACAATCCTAAATACTCTTGTAAAGTTTCATGAAATGAAGTACCAAACAAAGTATGAATAGACGGGTCTCTAGTTCTAAGATTTTCTTTGTATGCTAATTCCCAACTTCTAGGACATTTAGCATACTTTGAATATTGTGAATAAGATATTCTACCAACACTTCCACTATCAACAGATGTTTTATATGACTCAAGAATTCTAGTTTTTATCTCCTCTATATTCATCACTTTGTATTACTTTTTCTAAATATACAGCTGCGTCCATTAACTCTTCTTGAAGATGTGTTAACCATTGTATAATGTTTAAATCATCCCTTTCCATAGTAACACCGTATTTATTTTTACCAATATCTGCTCTCTCCCTAATCTTGTTAATCACAGATTCTTCTATTTTACTCATTGCAAAATTTTTGGATTTGAAACTGACTCTTCTAATACTTCAAAACAATCTGCACATCTTAAAACTTGAATAGGTACTAATTGGTCATTAGCACTCCCTGTAGCAAGTTTACTTATTTTCTTCAATAATATTACATTAGTAAAGAATATACCTTCACAAGACTTACACTTTATTGTAGGATGCTCAGTGATGTCTATGTTTACATTCATTTGTTTAGAATTTCCATCTAAACCTAAAATCTTTCCCATTGAATAATTTTTACAAATATACTAATAATTTTTGATAAATACCATTTTTAAAAAAAAATTAATGACCATCTAAAAAATTTGTAGCTATTTCGGGTGGAGCTTTCAATGTAACTCCATCTAGGGTAGTTGTATTTTCCATAATATACTTTACTATTGGAATAAACTCTTCTATCCTGTCTTGTTCAATCTCTACAATTAATTGGTCATGTATCTGAGCTATTACTTGTCCTTTAGAACCTCTCTTACTTAATTCTCTGTTTATGTGCAATGCTGCTCTGTTTACTATAGATGCAGCTAATGATTGTATTTGAAAATTTAAACTTGAGTTGTAAGCATTCTTTAAATCTCTATATAGTGATATAGCACGTTCTTCTCCCAATTTTTTTACTAATTTATCTCTATGGTCATAGTCTAGTACTTTATCCCCATATTCATCAAATACTTTCTTACCTCTCCATAGATGTCTTACTCTTCCTAATTTGTTACGTATCATTCCTGTGCTTTCAAATTCTTTTTTTGAGGCTTGAATCCAATCAGCCACACCGGGGAATCCCTCCAAGTAAGCATCTCTAAGTTCCTCTCCCTCTGCTTTTTTAATATTCAAACTCTTAGCCAATGCAAATCCTGTCATACCATAAGCAATACCTAAAGCATATGCCTTAGCTTTCTGTCTCTTGTTAGCATCAATCTTTTTAAGAAAATTAGGAGCATTCTTATCAGCAGATACACCTTCTAACTTTTCAGTTCGTATAGCAACTGTACTATAAAAATCATGACCTTTATTAAATATTTCTTGCAAATTAACATCATTTGATATACTAGCAAATATATGTGGCTCTAATGATTCATAATCTGAATCTATGAACTTATACCCATCTCTAACCTTAAAAAATGCCCTTACCCTATTGTTGAATTCTAATACTATAGGGTCATCATCGCCCTCCTCTTTAGGTTTAGGTAACTGTTGTAAATCACTCCCATACCTTCCCGATACTGTACCATGCTGTTTAAAGTATGGGTAAAATATACCATTCTTATTCTTCTCTAACAATCTTTCTACATACGTTGAATATATCTTAACTAACTTATTGTAAACTCTAAGTTTAGTAGCCCATGTATACTTTGAACTTATGCTCTCAATAAATATATCATTAAACTGTGACGTTCCTGAGTCAGTTTTAGATATAGGTTTTAAACCTAAATAGTTAAAAGCTATTTCAGATAAATGCTTTTTAGATTGTATATTAATTAAATCTCCACTATTATAATCTATCCATAATAATAAACTTATTTTAGATAGCTCTGATACAGGAACTCCGTGGTCACTAGTATGGTCTATTAAGAATCTTTTGTACGGAGAATCTTCCAACTTTTCTATTTCTTTTTTAAGCAATCTTACTTCTCCTTTAGCATCTAAAGATAAATTTAAATTAGCATTTTTAACTAACATTTTAGCAAAGACACCTCTATTTTTTGGTGGGAAGTTATTCACATATGATTGCTCAAATATCCAATCTTTTACTCCTTTAATAATTTTTAATTCAGATATTACTTCATTTTTCTTTTCATTTATTACATTTAACATTTCATCCTTTGTCTTATGTAGCAATTCTATATCTAATTGAATTCCACGTCTTTCCATTGGAATTGTAACTTCCTTATATACAGGCATTACTTCATCTTCGAAAAAAAACTTATCTAGTTTCTCCTCATGTAACTTACCATAAAAAAGATTAGCTACTCTAAGAGTTAAATCAGTATCTGCTGCTGCATATTTAGATAGTATGTCTAAATCTGCTTTATAGATTTGATATTTATTTTTGGTTGTTGAACCTCCATTCTTATGGATACTATCTTTCAATTCAATCTGCTCCTTATTTGCTTCATCTTCTATATTTAATCCTAGTTCTTGTTGATACATTTGAGCAATAGATTTCAATCCGAATGGAGTTCCAAAAGAAAATGCACCCTCTTCTTGTACTGTGTGAACTGCTAACATAGTATCCATCCATAATTCAGGAAGCAAATCTATTCCGTATTGATTATTTATTATTGAAGTATCAAAAGAAGCATTGTGCATTACAACTTTCTTTTTATCTTTCTTTATCTTTTCTAATATTAGTTTAAGTATATCCTTAGAAGGTATACTATCTATATAACATTCCTTTAAACTATCAGATTCAGAGTCATATACTTGAGTAGGTATGTAATATCCATTACCTATTTTAGTTGAAAATGATGCCCCTATTATAGAATCGGTATGAACATCTATACCTGTAGTTTCTGTATCGACAGCTACTATATTAGTTGCCTCTATAGAATCAAATAATTCTAAAAATTCACCTCTAGTAAATACAGTTTTATATATTTTGTCCATATGCTTTTTTTATAACTAATCAAAACTCACCATATAAATCATATTTCTTTGGTTTTGGTTTCTCAATCTCCACATAATTTTCATGAATTGCATATAATTTTCCTTTTAATGGTGATAACTTATAATCTCCACTAAAGTTAGTAGCTCTCATGTACTCGCTAAGGGTCTCTACAAGACCTTCTATTACATCATCTGACGTTGAGTTATGTTTAGGGTCGATGAGAGTCCACCTATCGCCAGGTGGAACTCTATTAGCTATCAGCATATCTTCTTCCCTCAGTTCCTTATCTTTTTTACTCACAACTTTTGCAATCTAATATGTTTCGAGAAAATTCCTGTGCTGAACTCTTACTATATTGATAATACAAAGTTTTAACACCCTCCTCATGCGCATACATATATAACATATTTATATCCTTAGCAGATACCGATGGGTCTATTGAGAGATTTAAACTCTGTGCTTGGTCAATATATTTCTGTCTTTGAGCAGCTTGTAATACAATTTCTTTAGGACTTATCTCTGAGAATGTTCTAAAAACTTCTTTAGTTGGGAAATCTAAATGTTGAACAGAACCATCCTTCTTCATAATGCTATCCCAAATCTCATCAGTATCTAAACCATATTTTTGTAATTCTTTTTCTAAATATGGATTCTTGTATACTGTTTTTATTTTAGCTAAATCATTTACAAAATAATTTGATTTATAAGGTTGTATACTCATAGATACCTGACCTAATATGAAACTTGTTGACTTAGTAGGAGCTATAGCAATCAAAGTTGTATTAGCATAATTATCTCTAATACATTTATATTTCTGAGGGTTGCTCTCGTACAACTCCATTGATGCATTATCACATTTTTCTTTTAATCTCTTAAATATAGCATGATTAATCTGTTTAGCTGCTAATGATTCAAATGCTACTAACTTAGATTGTAATAATGAATGGTATCCTAAAACACCTACCCCTATAGCTCTATGATTCTTAGCAAAATTATGAGCTCTTTTCATACCATCTAAATTCTCAGATTTTCGTATGAATTCATTTATAACAGCATTCAAGAATTGTACGTACACTTCTATAGCATCTGTCTTTACAATTTCCTCCCAATGTAACAAATTTATAGAACCTATGCAACATACAAATGATTCTTCTGAATTAGATGGAAGTTGAATTTCGGAACATAAATTACTTGCTACTATCTCTGTAGAATACTTATGTTTAATGTTAGCATATGGAGTGTTTCTATTTGAAGTATCTCTGAACATTATGTATGGGTATCCTAGCTCTACTCTTCTTTGGATTATCTTCGCCCAAACTTTTCTCTTATCCGAATCTCCATTCTTCATTTCCTCCATCCAAGAGTCTCCAATGGTAACTCCATATTGTAAATTTTGAATAGGATTGCCCTCAGTTGCAATATCTAGGAAATCTAGTATGTCTTTATGTTCTACAGGTAGATATACTGCACATGCGCCTCTACGAGCCTCTGATTGTTTACAAACATCTACAGCGGTATCATATAGTTTAGCGTAATGGATAGGCCCGTCAGCTTTCCCACCCGTTCTTATCTCAGAACCTCTTGGTCTAATATTTCCTAAATATGCAGAAGTTCCTCCCCCATACTTAGACATCATGCCAATCTCTGTTGAACTTTCAAGCATACTAAACAAACTGTCATCCACATAAGAACCATAACATGATATGGGTAATCCTTTATCTTTTGCAAAGTTAATCCATACAGGAGTCGATAAACTATAGAAACCTTTAGACATATAGTTTTCAAACTTATCAGCAAATCCTTCTATTTCAAGTATACTTTCAGCTGCTTTTGAAATTTCTCTCACTCTCTGTTCAGCAGATTCTGATATGTAACCTCTTGACAAAAATGTCCTAGAATCTTCATTAAGCCAATAATAATCTTTATAATTCATTTTTTTTTCAGTTGTTTAGTTTAGAATAAATCGTCTTCAGTTATGGATTTTGTTTTTTTGGAATAATCTATTTGTCTTTTATAAAAGAAATCACCTTCCTTTGTTGACATAATCTCTAAATCAAACCAATGAACATTTTTTAATAAATCTTTGTCAACCTCAAATATACTATCCATTTGAATTCTATTCAAAGAATTATTAAATCTATTCATTATAAAATGTTTAATAGTTTCCTTTGGTAAGAAATCTAACTCTCCATCTTCAAAAATCCAATCTAATATTTTACATTCAGATTTGTATGCCTTTTGACATGCAGAGTATATCAAACTATTAAATTCATCATCAAACCATTCAGGATTCTCTTCCTTAACTATATTTATAATTTCAGCACCAAAGTTTCCATGAATATCCTCTTCCTTAGATGTAGCTTCTACAACATTTGAAATTCCTTTAAATATGTTTCTCTCTTTATTAAAAGACATCATTATCAAAAATTGTGAAAATAATGATACATGCTCTATAAATAGTGAAAATAATAATACAGATTTAGTATACATTTTATCATCTCTACTACGAGTACCATCTAAGTATTTTGAAAGGTAAGCTATCCTATCTCTTATAGCAGGGATTTCAACGACAGTTCTAAACTCATCTTCTAATCCTAGTATTCTAAGTAGTCTTGCATATGCATCTTTATGACGAACTTCACTCTCGGCAAATGTCATACCAACGTCACCAATTTCCGTTATGGGCATTCTCTTATACATGTCAGCCCAAAAAGTTTTTACATTAACCTCTATTTGAGATATAGCTAACATAGTTTTCTTAATGATACTTCTCTCAACATCAGATATGTTAACTTTGTAATCATTTATATCTGTAGTGAAATTGTATTCTGTATCAATCCAATACGAATGTCTAATAGCATCTTTGTATTTTAATAAAGATGGATATTCATATGGAAGAATATTTACTCTTCTCTCAAATATGTTTTTCTTTTTCATGATAATGTTTATTCTTGTTATGATTTCAAGCAACTATAAATATTATATATTCACTAAGAATTTTTGAATTCTGCAAACATATTGTAAAAAGATTCTCTTTCTTCAGCTCTTTTCGAACTATCTAAAGATGATACGTCTTTTTTAATTTTCATAGCATCTCCCGAATTTTCTCTGAATATTTCTATATTACCATTAGAAGCATCAAACTTTGTCGGAAATGTTACACCATCTGCTCCAAATCTATTTTTAATAACATGAAATCTTCCAATACCTAATACTTTATCTTCAGCTCTTCGTGATAATGACATTATAAAATCACCAATAGCTATCTTACTATAATCTTCAGATATTTTATCTGCTTCTATAATTTCTGAATCTAGGCTTGACCTATTTGTTTGAGAAGCTGTCCATATAGGACAGTTATATTCTGCTGATAAACTTCTAAGTCCCTCATATATTTGTTTTAATTCGAATCTTAACTCTTTGTTATGACCTTTTAATAAATCAGCATAATCTACTATTATCAAATCAGGTGTATTTGATTGTCCTATGCATCTATCGATATGAGATTTCATAGTTAATATCGAAGCAGTTTTTGCAGCAAACTGTTCTACTATTAAAGTTCCTTTTAAATTTTTTACCTTATCCTCAACTTTATCCTTATGTAGTAATAAATTTGAATTGTTTAGCCCTGTGATAATACTGTCATATCTCCTTGCAGTATATATTTTATTTAACTCTAGTGTATAATGTACTACGGTCTTTCCTGCAATTAATGCATTAGCACCTAAAGCTGATAGTACCCATGATTTTCCTGCTCCCGCAGGTGCTATTATTATCCCTAGTTCTCCCGATGCTAAACCACCTTGAAGTAAATCATCAATACATTCCCAACCTGTAGTAACTGTATTTCTAAAATTTTCACTATATCTTTCTTCAAATTGGTCTTTATATATATGACCTATGTCTCTTGTGTAGCCTGATTTCAATGCAGAATCTAATGTAGATTTTACTCCATCATAATCCGAAGCATTAAGTAATTCTACACATTCTAATATTGCTCTTTTAATTTCTTGATTTCTGCAAAAATCTACAGATTGTTCTTGTACATATTTTAAATCATTCGAATTAGCATACATTTCAGCCCTCCTAAAATACTCTTGTATCTCTTGCTTGAGTAGACTTTGAGTATCAGGCAACTTAGCTAATTCAGTACTGAACACAGTAATTGATGGGGATTGTCCATATTTAAAATAATAATCTAGTGTACTTTTTATAATCCACTGAGATGCATTGCTAAAAAAATAAGTTGGCTTTAATATATCCGAAATTTGAGTTAGGAATGCAGTATTATCAATTAACGATACAATTAATTTGTATTCGAAATCTTTACCGTAACTACTTATGATGTTTGTCATTTCTTTAAGTTTTTTAAATAATTTTTCCAAAATAAAAAATCATGTTCATTTTTACATAATTCTATATGGAAAAAAATGGTTTGTAACTTCTGTACTTCTAATTCAGGTAAGTCTCTCTTTGAAATTGCTAATATATTAGATTGTATATCCCCTGACATATTGGGTGTTAGCAATTGCATAAGTTCGTAATTCCTATAGGCAATCTCACTCTGATTTACTATATTTTCGAATATCTTTGCTTTAGGATTCGCACTGTACTGTATCTTACTTTGCTCTACTATATCATCTATAGTTATGTGTTTGTCTGTTGTATTTAAATTGAAATGCTTATTCAATCCTACTTCTCCAACTTGTTTTACACCTGCTATGTTATCAGTCCTATCACCTACAAAACATCTGTATGTTAAGTAATTTAATGGAGTATAACCATATAATGATACAGTAGATTCTTCCGATATTAATAGTTTCTTCTCATGCGAATATACAAAAGTTTTCTCATCTATTAACTGCAAATAGTCTCTGTCAGAACTCATAATAATTTTGGAAGATTCCTTACTAAGAACCTGTTTACATAGATATGCTATCACATCATCAGCCTCCACACAATCTATTATAATTGTTTTAACAGGCATTATTGATAGAGAATTAACTAATAAATTTAACTGCATTCTTTTAGATTCATTCTCATTTAGAATTCCTCTAGTATCAGCAAATCTATTGAAACTACCCGCACTTAATACTTTTTGCTTGTATTCTTTATGCAAATGTCTTCTTCTAACACTTCCACCTTTTCCATCAAATACTACATATATAGACGTTGGAGAATAGTCTACTATTGCTTTATATATAGTTCTGAAAAATCCTAGTATTCCACCAACATGGTCTCCTTCATAGTTTAATGTAGGGACAGCTTGAAAATTTCTAATAAAAACATTCAAGCCGTCCACAATCAAAATCTTATCCTCTACTACATTTTCTGAGGATTGACTCTCCTTAAACTTTTTAAATTCCTCAAATGAATCAGTAATCATCTTCGTTATCCTCTTCAATTATTATAGTGTCGGTATCCAAAGCTTCATTTATATTATACTTGAATATCATTTCATCACATAAATGATTATAAACAATTTCCTTATATTTTGGATTTGATATAATCTTATCGTAAAATTGTTTAGATTGGAATTTAATCTCTTCAAGTACCTCTCCTGTTTCTTTATCTACAACTCTGTAAGTATACCATGCACCATTTAAATCAACTATCTTTCTATTAGACATCTCATCCAACCATGAACCATAGTTGTCCATACCTGAATTGTAATAGATTTTATAGCTAATACTTCTATTGGCAGGCCCTAATCTGTTCTTCTTCACATGAGCAACAGACTCTACTCCGATATGATGTTTCTTACCATTCTTTTCTACAGATACTTTTTTACCTGCTTCTAGTCTTAGTCTAACAGATGAGTGGAACGGTATACCTTTTCCTCCTGAAGTTGTATATATGTCACCACCTAATGCTCCTAATCTTACTCTAAGTTGATTAGTAATTATAAGACATACTTTGTGTCTGCCTATATAATTTGTAATTTTTCTCATTGCCTGAGATATGATTATGGACTTACTAGTATTCCAACCTTGTTTATCAAATCCAATAGCTTTTTCTGCTTTGGTAGTTGCTCCCATTATGGAATCGATAACAATGGTAAGTAATATGTCAGGGTTTTTTTTCCTGATTTCAATAATCATTTGTTCTATAGTATCAAATATATCTTCTACAGTATACATTGATAAATACAACATCTTAGACACATTGACACCTATAGCTTTCATGAATTCCTCACTTGCAGCATTCTCAGTATCTATATAAACAGCTATTCCACCTTTTTCTTGGGTTGATTTCATTGCATGACAAGCCAATAATGATTTACCTGATGCCTCCATTCCCGAAATTTCGGTGATTCTCCCTACAGGAAAACCACCGTTTTTTCTATTTGAAATAGCAATGTCTAACATATCATTCCCTGAGGATACCCAATCTGATATATCAGATGGATTCGAATCTGAACCGTCTAAGAAATAGGCAACCTTATCAGTAGATTTTTTAAATATACCGTTTACATAGTCAGCTAAATCTTCCTCTATCGAGTTATGATTTTTTTTAGACATTATTTAGTTATTTGGAATTAAGTAACCTTTCGAATTCTAGCATAGCGTTTGACACTTGAGGAGACTCAACAGTCATCGGATTACTTGGAAAAGCATTTGATGAATTTGATGATTCAACAGTTGGTGACGGGATGCCTAATGATTGGGAAGTTCCACCACTATTATTAGGAGTAAAAGTTGGTGCAATATTACCTGCCATATGATTACCTATTGCCTTATCTACAAAATCTGTATTAGGCTTTGGATATAGATAATTTTCCAATACTTTAATCAACTCCTCTTTCGTTGGTGCTTTAAAAATATCTTCCAATTTTGGCACTTCAGATAGTGCTTTAGCACCTACTTCATTATCAGAAAACGCAGCGGTCTTATTAGGCTTAATCATAATTGAAGTACTAGGATATCCATCTCCTTGCTTCTTATGGTACTCAACATAGATGTCGTTACCATTTGTCAAGTCTGATATATCTCCGTAGTCTCCACTGTTTAAAAATTTGGCTAAAGTTGCATAAACAGCTTCCGTAAAACCATAAAATCTAACTCCCTTGCTTTCTTCCCCTCTTACCAAAATTGGAGCATATACTCTCAATTTAGGTTCTAGCTTCTTCCCTCTTATCCAAGAATCTTTGTTTCCCTCTGCTTGTAGTTTCTTAGCCCACTGCATAATTGGGTCATCCATTCCGTAAGTCACAGGTGAGACAATAGGTTTTTCTGATAAACCGTAATGGAAGTAAATTCTTCTTAAGGAGTCTGTTGGCTCGTGTGGGTAGGGTACGATTCTAATGATGTGTTCCTTTTCAGGTTTCCAAAATAAATCATCATTCTTTGCTGAATCTTTTGACGTTTTTTTATTCAAGCGATTAATATCATCTTGAATAGCTGAGAAATTAATTGGCATAACTTAAAAATTTTGTTTAAAATTAAAGATATATTGATTTTTTAAAATCCAAATTTACAAAAACTAATCTCTCTTCAAAATATGCTTCTGAAGTAGACTGTTCGTCAGCAGGAAATCTCTTCACTATAAGAAGTACATCCCTATAGTTTTCCCAATCTATTTGATAACTCTTATCTAAAATTCCATTGTTCAATACCTTGATTAATGAATTTAATGCATTAATGGTGTATAAGGTATTTGTGTGTTTCTTCTTATTTATTGATATAGTGTTCTTAGCCAAACCATCTCTCAAATTGTCTTCAGTATTATAAACTAATACCGAGCTATGTGGATTGTCTCTGTCTGTATACATATAAAACTTATTGTTATATATTTTATAATACGTTGATAAGTAATCAACAGTTAGACTCAGCGAATCATTAGAAGTAAATGTACATAAAAATTGTCCTTTCATAATAAATCTTTTTGGTTAGCATACGATGCTAAATAGCTCCATATCTTTGTAGTTTTTTCCTTTTTTTACTTTGCTATTAATTAATATTTTTTTTACATCTTTTAATAAATCATAACCATCTTCTACGTTATAATCTATTAATATTGAATCATAGGTGTATAATATCATCTTAGATTTTTTGTTGTCTAACAAGGTATTCACTCCATGTATAAATAGCATAGAAAGTTCAGTTTCTATCATTTGTATATAATAACTGAATAGTTTTGATTTATTCATTTCATCACTTACTGAAAGTTTTCTTTGGGTTATAGGGCTTTCTATATATCCTATAGTTTGGTACTGCTCCCAAATTTTTTCTTTAAGTGAATATACTTTATTAAAAAAATCTACATTATACCTATCACATAAGTCTTTATCATCTTTATATAGTAAAGTAAAACTTATCTTCTTACTATCCTCATATTGAGATTCTGTAATAGTATCCGTATTAAAATACATTTTTGCGAAATGTGTGTGTAATGATTCTATATCTGAAAAATCATAGTTTAATAACTTTCCAATAATCCTAATGTGATAGGAGTCAAAATCATACTCAACTAGATACCCACTATCAAATCTACTTATAAAATTCAATCTACTATCATCTTTTTTATTTATAGCTGAATAGTTAACTCCATCATATACATTAGATGGTCTACCTGTTTTAGTATGAATATTATAGAGAACTTTTACAAAGTTATTTGAATATTTTCTATTAAAATTAGAGTTGAAAGAATCTAATTCTACATACATACAATTTTTTTCTATAATTTCTATAGAGGGATAAACTACATTTGTATAAAATTCAGATGCCTTAGATATGTCTAAGCAATTTTTACAATCTAAAATAGTATGTATAAGTTTCTCAGACATTGCTACATATACATAATATGGAACATATCTATAGTAATCCAACCTCCTGTAATGTTTTAGATATTTCTTGAAATTTATAACATCTAAATCTACAGATTCACCACCCAACCAAGCTTGAGTCTCTAAATCATAAGATATTATAGATTTATAATGAGTATCGAATAATCTCTTATTCACTACAACAGAGTTCGTACTAATTTTAGGTAATTCCACATTTTCCACGTCTGTCAAATCTATAGGATAATGTCTTATGGACTTATCAAAGTCATCATATATAGACATGAATCCTATCTTAGAGTCAAGATAGTGACCATACTTGCTTGGAATGCATATAACTATATTCATATCTTGTAACTTCTTTATGCAAATATACTGTATTATTTTAAAATTTTTGAAATTTACTTATAAAATTCCAAACTATTTTTTAAAAAATTATCTAATCCTTTGAAATCTTTCAAGTTATCTCTTATTTGTCTTAAATTAAAATTTTGAACATACCTTGAATTACCTGAAATCATCCATTGAAAACTTACTGAATTATATATATTTAAATCTATTCCACTTTTTTTTGAATTAGATTTTATATTACTGAATTGTTCAGAGTCTATTTCTACTATAGTATTCAATGGTGAATTTCTTTTTTGCACAAAATACCTTGTTACTATGCCTACTGAATACTCCAAATCAGTTGGCTTTATTTTTATAGGTACAGGTGCTTCGTAACCTCCCTTAGTTATACTTCTAAGTCTAATTGTTTCTGTATTAAACGTATGTCTAGGAATTAATATTTTAGTATTAACCTTCATATCGTCATATATATATGCAATGTTATTTTCAGGATTTATATAATATTGTCCAACATACTCTAAACCATTCATAGTATAATATTCTAAACCTTTGGTATGTTTTACTTCTCTCATACTTATTATATGTTTAAATATGGACATGCCCTCGTGCTAATAGATGTTGTCCAAACTCCTGTAGCATCTATTTTATCTTCAACATCCATTACAACAAACCCAATACCGTTGCTAGGTCTTGCAAAATCAGGTAAATTTGTTGACGTGAATACATTACCCGCTATGATAGGATATGTCCCTTCCATTTCTATTTTCATTTCTAAATCAAAATATTCCATAAAACTAAATTTATTATCAGTACTCGTACCTCGAATAACTTCTATAGCATTATGTATTTTTTTAAATTCAGCCAATGATGAACATGCATCTGCTATAGTATCTTCACTGAAATCTTTTTTAGCCATTCTAGCATATACTCCTATTTTTTCATCTGTTGAAGTTAGTTTTTTTATAATTGATTTGTATTCCTTATCTACATTGTCAGGATACTCGGTGTCTTCTGATATTTTACCTGAAGTGCCTGAACCTTCTCGTATGCCCGTTACTAATGCTAAATCAACTAAATCTGTTGGTAATTTACCTTCAACAACTAGTGATAAAGAATTTCCATCACCTTTTATAGGGTCTAACTCAAATAATGGATGCGGAGCACCACTAACTGCTAAAGCATCTGTAATAATTAATTCTTGTAATTGAAATTTATCGTCTATTTTAGTAGGGTCAGGTAATCTAAATGATAGATTAACAAAATTACCTGAACATCTTGATATTCTCGAAAAGATAGTTTCAAAGAATTCTTTAATGCTATATGTAACATCTGAGATTCTATCTGTTTTATTTGCTTTGTTCTTAGTAGATTCTTCTCTAGCAGTATTTAATTCTTGAAATTTTAGGTGTAATTCATCTACTACAAATCTTCTACTTATTAATATGTATCTATGAGCAACACGGTCTCCTAAGAAACAGTTAGACTTAAAGAATGAGCCTCCTACTTCAAAATCTTTTCCGTTTCCTGCATTATTTTTATAATTTCCTGAACCTCTCCCCAAAAATAATACGGACGTAGGGTCTCCTGACCTAAATTTATTACCTAGCTTATTCGCAGGAACTGAGGAGTATGGATTCTCTTTTTCAAATCCAATTCTAAATTTAAATTTATTTCCACACTTATCATTAGTTGCCTTAATTATAGTTTTATTTATTAAATCTACAAGATATTGTAAGGATATATATTCGTGAGCATCACTACCTATACCTGTTCTCTCTTCTTTGCTGTTCATGAATGAGGATATGAATGCCATGAAGGCATTACTGCCGGGAAAATATTCGTATATCTTTCCAACAGGATTTCCTCCTGCCATTCCTACTGATTTAGGTTCGTACCCATCACTGAACTGAGATGTTCTCTTTGAACCGCCTTCCTGTAAGTCATACATTATCTTAGTAATTAGACTAGAAACATTCTCAGTGCCTGAGAATGCTAAACTACCATACTTAAATACTTGATTAGGAAATGCATAAGATACATCACATGATAGTACGTCAAGATTTGCTATAGCAGATGCAGGGCCAATCGCATTGAATCTACATATATATGTATTTAATTCAGTATTAGAATAACCTCCCGCTATTACATACGCTCCCTCTATTTTATTGGATACTCTACCTCTACCTCCATAATCAGAACCATTACCCCATTCTATCGTTATCGGATTCCTATCCTTCTCTCTTCGTAGATATGCCCTTGAATAAGTAACAAATTCATCAAAAGAAAATACCTCGAATTCAACATCTATCTCTAATGTTAAATTCATTTTTTCAGCTTTTCCTGTAACTCTCTTTATACTTAAACTTTTTAGCATAGCCTTTACAGGTCTATTAGTATCTTGATGGTCATAGCTTTGTTCATACCCCCCTAAATTAGATTGAAGAGACGGATACTTAGTGTTTGGCATTGATATTCTAGCCCACGCAGGTAATCTACGTTTATAATCACCACTAAGGTCTTCAGCTCCATTTCGCATATCATAATGTAACTTTTTCCGAGTTGACATTATACTATATGTAGTATCATCAAATTTTTGCCTAAGTAAGTCCATTTTCTATTAATTTTTGAATTTCTAACTCATCTATAGGATATGGAATACGAAGTCTACGTCCTGACGGAACTGTAAAACTACCTTTACCTAAATCATTTGCTCTTGCTATAACCCACCATAATGTTTGGTCTTTGTAAAATTCAAATGCTAATAAATCCAATCTATCTGATTTCCTAGAATATATATATAAATCGCTTTGTCTAAATGGTATGGATGGATAAAATGTAGAACTATATCTTTCATTCTCAGTAGACTTATCCTTAATTTCCGATGCTAGTTTTCTATACCTGTTCATTAGTATTATGTTCTATTGCTGAATATATTTTCCGCTGCTGATGGCATTTTTTTACCTATCCATCTTAGAGTCATATTAACAGTTGTTAATACAGGTAAATTATCTATCCAACTTGTTTTATCGTTTTCCCATTGGTAATCTAAAGAGTTTATATATCCAATTTCATTAATATATATATCTCCAATTGTAAAATTTACAAAGTTACCTTGAAATCCTTTATTGCCTTCGAAATAATTAGGTAGTGTACCTTTTGCTAAATCATCTAATTTATTAAACATTGATTGAGTATCTGACCTACCTCCTTCTGCAACCACGGTAAAATTTAAATCTACGTCCTTTGCAAATGAAGCTAGTAATACTTTTGAGTCAGCTCTGCCAATTTCTGTAAAATCTTGCCAATTAGGTGCAAACCTAGAAGATATAGTATTTAGATATGCAGGAAAAGTAACTGTTAATTGTAATGGTATAATTTTAAATATTAATTGAGTAAATCTTGGTTTGATAGATTTAGGACTATTTACAGGACTAGATGATATACTTCTTGATTTTGCCATTTATATAGTTTTTTTAAGTTTTGATTTCAACTTACTTACCGTACCATCATCAAACTCAATAACTAACTGTGGAGACATGGATATATACTGTTGCATTACATTTAGTAATCTATCTAATTTATAATTAATATTTGTACTTTGAGATGTTGTATTGCTATCTTTATATGTAGGATTGGTTTCTGTATCAACATTCGATGTATTCTTTGTTTTTATAGGATTAGAATTTATTTTTGTATCTACAGTTGCGTTGGATTTTACTGAAACATCTCCCAAAGTTTTTACATTTGTAGATATTTTAGACATATCTACAGATTGTAATGCCTTGAAACTATTAGCTAAAGATAATATAGAATCTGATAGTTGTGAGATAGGGTCAGAATATTGTAATACTTTGTCTCCAAAATATCCAAAAGATAATGCAAATGCTGCAAATCCAATGGATGCTGCCATTAATCCTAAACTTGCTATAACAGCAGATGCACTGAATAATATTAATGCAGGGCCCAACAATCCTATAGCAAGTACTCTTTCCATACTCATCGATTCTAAAGAACTTGCAAATGCTTGTATAGCAGGTGCTGCTAAACTTAATGCATATCCTAATGCTACAGCTGTTCCCACAAGTAATGCTAATCCTAATAGTGCCATAGGGTTAGCCATTGCAGCCCCGAATGTATTTAATGCTACACCTAATAATGTTAAACCTGTTGCTGCCAATGGAGCAGCAAAACCTAATGCTGCCATACCTATTGCAGCAGGTATAGCAGCTATGAATCCAACAGATGCTAATATTAATGCTAATGAACCTAATAGAACTTTAGTCGTACCCATAGACCTTAGTCCTGATGCAATACCTTGCAAATTCTTTTTTAACATTTCCCCATCAATAGATGCCATAGCTTTAATACCAACCATAGCAGGTCTCATTACTATAAATCCTAAGGATGCTAATGCTAATCCTAAAGAACCCATAAAAGTTTTACCCGTACCCATAGACCTTAGTCCTGAAGCTAAACCCTGTAAATTCTTTTTTAACATTTCTGCATCTATTTTAGACAATGCTTTTATTTGAGGTAGTGCAGGTTTCATTGCAGTAAATCCTACAGATGCTTTAGTTAATCCTGCTGCACCCGCAGTAGCTTTACCTGAACCCATAGATTGCAAACCTGATGCTAAACTTTTTAGAAAATCTTTTACAATTTGCCCTGATTCAGGTTTTATTTGTTTTGATGCTTTTATACTATTTTGTAAATCTGTGCCTATGCCTCCACCTGCATTAGCTTGTGAAGTTGGTGCAGCACCTCCCATACGACTTGAAACTGCTCCTTTCACTCTATCATATATACCTTTAGCTTTTGTTTTTAAGGTATCCATATTAAGCATACCTGTGATGTTTCCTAAATTTAGTTTGCTTAATTTAGAAAATGCAAGATATACCATTCCTATGCCACTTACTAAACCTATTATATTTTTTGCAGCACTCAAAATTCCATCATTAAAACCATCTCCAAACTTCTTAACAGCTCCCGTTAAACCATCATCTATTATATCATTTATAAATTGTAATGGCATTAGCAAACCCTCGATAATATATCCAACAATTTGAAATGCAACTCCGACTCCCTTAATTATTAATGCCATCACCGATATAATATTTGATGCAGTTTCTAACACAGGAACTAATGCTTCAACTAAAGGTAATACAGCTATTATAAGTGCATTTTTAATTTTGCTTAATGCTACATCAAATCTTTCAGCTTGTTGAGCTTTTGATATTTCAGACTTTAATTGTCCTGCACTCATCTTCTCTACACCATCCAAAGTTTTTAAATGGTCTAAAGCATACTTCTGTTCCTCTTCCGATAATCCTGTTAACTTCTCTCGTATGTATAAACTCTTCTGCAATTCACCAACCTCCATACCAAATGCTTTTGCTAAAAGCATTCTTTGAGGTACTGAAGCTTTTTGAAACTCAGCATAAGTACCCGATTGCTTAGAGATTTCTTGCATCATCTTCACGGTATCACCTTGAAGAGCATAGTTCCTTGCAGCACTCACATCTATCAATTTACCCATGGCAACAGATGCTTCCATCTGTGCTGTTAAACTTCCTTGAACATCGAATAAATGGTCTTGAGTTTTTGCTGCTTGTGATAGACTATATCCTAATTTACGAACCTCTATAGCTGCTTTTGCTGCTTCGATTGGCATTCCTGCGAAATTTGTTGCGAGATATTCGGAATTATCTACTAGGTCTTTTGCAATCACGCCGGGTGCGAGTTTATTTGCCTTAGCCAAATTACCCACAGCAACTTGCATATTTCCCGCAATACTTTCATCAGCACCCAACTCCATAAAAGTACCCTGCAATTGAGAAGCAGTTTCAGCAGCATATCCAAATACCTTAGCAGCATCTGATATCTGAACTAATGTAGTGTCAGTTAACTGTGAAAATCTTCCATATTGTTGTATATATGCTGTTTGAACAGCAATTATATCTTCTAATGTAGATAGTTGATTATGGAAAGCAGTTTGTGCAGATAGTGCATTCTTATATAAATCGTATGCCTGTACAGATGCTAACCCTGTTTGAGCTTGTATACCTTTTGTTATCTCATTTATTGAACTCAGTAAACCATGGACTGCTTTAAATGCAAATACCATTCCACCGATGATAGGGCCCATCATACCGATATGACCTCTCATAACTTTCATACCCGCTGCTAAAGCTTTTATAGGGTCTTTAGTTTCTATAAAAGTATCTCTAATAGCTTTACCCGCATCTATAGAAATATCTTTAGCTTGTAAGAATGCTTTTGATATGTTACCTCCTATGAAAGGAATCAGATTAGCTATAGCAGCATACTTAGTATACGATGAATCAACGCTCCTTACATAATCTTCATATGCATCATTTATCTCTCTTCTAACCCCTAACTCAGATTTTAAAGCATTTGTTGATTTTTTCTTATTTGCTATTTCTTTAGCGGCTAACTCTGATAAATCACTACTAAGACTATTTATTTCTTCATTAATTATTTTTACATTAGCCGTGTCTTTAGCGTCTATAAATGCTTTTCTATCATTCTTTAACTCATTAAGTTTTTTACTTATTGATGAAACTCCTTCGTCAAATTCTACCCCACTTTTTACTAAGGCATCAAAAACACCTGAATCAACTAATAATTTAGACTCTTTAATATCAATAAGTGATTGAGCTTTATCTAGTAATCTAACTCTTTCTCTTAATATTTGTATACTCAAATCTAAGTTATCAGCATTTTTAGATACTAATCCTATACTAGCTTGGTCTAAATTATTTATCTTATCTTTTATCGTAGCAAACTTATCTAAACTATTCAGTTGTTCATTAAGCTTTTTTTGTAATATATCATATAAAGATTTACTTTCCTCTAACTGCTCATTGGTTTCCTCCAATAAATCCCTTAGTTTTTCTACGGTATTCTTATAATCCTCACCACTTACTTCTAAATTATTTAGTATCTTTTGTAATTCCTTATACTTCTTCAATACATCAGCAACAGAACGTAATTGAGCTGATGTTAATTTAGTATTTTCTTTAAAAAATTGCTTTAGTCTAGTTTGGAGTTGTTCAGTATCAGAAGCTAAATTCTTAGCCTCTTCTCTCGCTGCTTTTCCTAAATCTTCTATATCTTTTAAAGGATTTTTGTTCTGTTTAGCCATTACTTAACATTAGGATTTTTCTTCTTTAATCTCCTTATCTCATCTTTGTAACGCTGTTCATTGAACTTTATATCATGTATCAACTCTTGTATTTCAGGGTCTTTACTTGCTGTATACATTCTCTGTAACATCTTCACTTGTTTACCAAATGAGAATAATGCTAGTATACCCGCTAAAAACCCCTCTTCCAAAACTTTTGAATTATGCTTGTTCATACAAATATTTTACTATAAATATAATATGAATACTATATTTAACAAATATTGCTAAATAATACTATCTTCTTTTACTTTGCTTAGGATTTTCTTCTTTTACATACCTCTGTATCTCATCTATGTAAATACGTCTTACATAGACAGGAAGATTATACACTTCAGTAAATGATAATGAACCTTTGCTGTTGTAACTTATGTTTAGAAGTTGTTTATAAACATCTAGTTTATGACTTAATGTCAGGCCAAAAAAACTGTACCCCGATGGGAGCATTAATGCGAAAGGTCTCCCCTGTTTCTTTATCTGCCACCTCCACTGACAGATTTATACCGGGCTGAACTTCTTCAATATATTTTCTCAAAGCTCTCGCATCAGATGCTAATATGTTCTTATCCACAAAATCTCTAACATACTTAGCATCATAATTACCATCTACTGATAATATATAATGTTTCAATTGTGTTGAAGATATTTTTGATAGTCCGTTAAATATTTTTTTATTCTTTTCTATGTCTTCTTGCAACTTTTTTTGGTCAAGTTGTTTCAACATCTTAAAGGTGATATTAACCTTAGATGATGGAAGTTCATACTTAAATTCATTTAATCCAACAGTGTCTACAAATTGGTCATCTAAGTATTTTAAACTTATTTCAGATAAATCAATAATTTCTCTCTGCTTCTTTCCTGATGGAGTTTCAATATGAACATCATATTCACTACCGTATCCGAATATTCTAGCAGCAACCGTAATAGCATCGATGTCACCAACTAGTAAATCATCTAGTCGTATACCTTCAGTGACTATTAATGATTCTAAGAATTTATCGATTACGATTCCTTTTTTAATATAAGACTCTGTAGTTAGGATATCCTCCTCCTTTGCAGTCATATATTTAATCTCTACAGTCCCACTATGAAGAGGACTATCTTTTGGGTAAAGTAGTCCTCTTGATGGTAGGTCTATAATTTCTGTAGGTATTCTATACCCTACAGTTTCTTTGTCTCCTTGAGTTACGATAGAACTTTCCGTTTCGGAAGTAACATCTTTCTTTGGATAACTTGTATCTAAATTCATATTTAAAACTTTTTATTAATAACTATTTTTTAAGACTAATTGTTTTGTTTATGATGCAAAGAATTCTGCCCAATCATAAGATATTGTAGCTTCAACAGCTACTAAATCATCTGAAGATACATCAAAACTACCCCAATTGATATTCGCAAAAAATGCACCATTCAATTCCCAATAAGCACCTGTGAGACCGTTAATATCTCCTTGAGGTGGAACATAGTATAATGTTATCTTCTTCTTATAAGTTGACATGTACTCATCTACATCTGTTCTTGAATTGTGATGGTCATCATTCAACCAACTATGAGCAACAGCAGCACCACTTTTACGTGCTGTTAAAGACTCATAAGGGTCATAGAAAGTTACTGAAATATCTTGCCATCTTGATTTACCCTTAATTTTGAATTCAGAGTTGATGGTGTCGACAGCTACAGGATTATTTTCTATAGATGGTATATCCGTAGTCTTGATTAAATATGATTGCTCTCCCGCTTCATAATAGGACTGTATGCTCATTATGAAGCGATTTTGCTGCTTCATATCGACAAACTGAAAATTATTACGATATTGTGCTGACATGGTTATTTTGTTTTATATAAATATAGTGTTAATTATTTTTTTAATCATTGCCTATTCCTTCAGGAGAATCACTTGGGAATACAGCTCCTGTTGGTAGTACAAAGAAATCAATAATAACGAATTCCGCAGTTCTTGTTGGCTTCAAATATATTGCACCTCTCAATTCATTCCTATCAATAACCTCCGCAGTATTATTTGTTTCATCCATTACTACTCTAAAATCGAATAATCCTTGCTTCTGTCTTACATCTTGGAAATAAGGTGTAACAATATCAACAAATCTTTTTCTTGTTTGTACTGTATTTTGTTCAAATACTAAGTATCTTGATGTTGATGCAACAAACTTTTTAGCTGCTATAAGTAAACGTCTAACGTTAATTCTATCTAATGCTGAACGTTTTTTCTGTAGTGTCTTTTGACCCCAAACTACAACACCTTCTCTTGGGTATGTAGCTATCGGATTTATATTACTTGCATATAAATCATCTCTCATTGAGGTAGATAATTTAGTCTCAGCTTGTACTGCAATTTCAATTCCACCTCTATTCAAACCCGCAGGAGCAAACCATGGGAAACTAACATAATCGTTAAACGATATCACACCTGCTACTAAGCAAGATGGTGGTAGCCATACGTTTCTGTTAAGGTCAGGGTCTGCAACTTGTAGCCATGGATAATACATTGCTGCAAAGTTAGAATTTCTTGCTTCACCTGCTAATTGAGCTTGTCCAATAGAATCACCATACTTAGTTGGGTCAACTACTAGGAAGACATCACCTCTTTCTTCGCACATTGCGATGGCATGTGTGATGATATCACTGTGTTTTCCTCCTGCCTCTTGTAGTAAACCGGGAATGTAGAGAGTGTTAATATCATATTCATCAGCATTCGACAAGATATCAATTGCATCATAATAAGCCGTAGAACCACTAATTCCTGCTGCTCCTTGAGCTAAATTAAATCCTTGAGTATTACTTGCTACAATGCTATCATAAAAAGCTCTTGGATGTTGAACATATCCATCACTTCCAAATCCGAAAGTTCCTGATACAGCAGCGGGTAGGGATGCAGATAATGCACCACTTCTAATACCACCTGCTTCATTCAAATAGTTTAATGTATTCTTCAGAATCTCAACTCTAATGTATCTTGAACGATTTGGATATGAACCTGATAATTGAAGATAAGGTCTTCCTGTTCCTGTACCTCTTAAAGTATATACTTGGTCTCCAACAACTCTTGGTAAATATCCCGCATCATTTGGGTCTAGTGACACATTACTAAATTGTTCAATAACAACTTTTCTACCTGTTCTGTCATCACCTCTTCTGAGTGTTAAGTTAAATGTACCTCTTCTAACATTAACATTGTTTACTTCCCATCTAAAATTATATCTTGTACCATAAGTTGATGATAGTAATCCTAATGCTTGAGTTGTAGATGGGTCTTCAATACCATTATTAGATGCAATATTAGTACCACTATTACCATATAAACCTTCTGACATTAAATGAATTTTAAATGAAGCAGATGCCTGATTAAAATGTGATGCTGTTAGATTAGTTTTGGTCTTACCACTGTTTAAGAATGCCTTATATGAACCCGAACTAACTACATTAGTTTTGGCTATAGTTGCATTACTATTTATGATTCTAACAACTGTTAGATTATCACCGTATCTTAAATACTCTTGTGCAGTATAGTTTGTCAAAAATTTGAATTCTTGTGCAAAAGCTCCTGAACCACTAATAAAACTATTACCGAATGCTCTAAGGTATTCAGAATAATTTGATATTGTGGTAGGTCTAAAAGCAGGGCCGTATAGGGTAGGGCCAATCACTGCTGCTCCAATTGATTGTATCTCTTGAGGAAGGAAACTTAGGTCTTGTTCTCTCGTGAATACACCCGGACTTACAAATCTTTCGTTAGCCATTTTTTATCTTATTGAATTTAATAATTGTTTTCTAAATATAAATAGTACTTAAATTTTTCAAAATTATATCACTCCTGTTCATTTGGGAATCTATCAACAGCATTTATATCAAATGATGATTGTTCCGTTCTAAACACAATTCTTTTAGTCGTATATGCCTTCTGTATTGTTGATTTTCTTAATTCAAATTCAGATTGTAATCTTGCATCCACCGTCAATGATGTAGTAGCCTTCACTAGTCTTTCTGTAGTTGTTGGGTTTATAGTATCAAAATTTATATCTCCAACTCTTGTCTTAAATTTAAATGAATCTCCCCAACTAAAATTACTTGTTGGAATTATATCTTGAACTATCGAATTCATTTGCTCTATATAATAACTAAATAATATTAGTTCATATTCAATTATATAAAACTCAGGTAATACTGATATGTAATACTCATCAGAAAATTTAGAATTAGATAATGTTGCATGTTGGTCTCTGATATTTTCAAAATTCCTTTGTTTTGGATTTATAGATATCGTAGCAGAACCATAGTTAACATCTAATTTTTTAAATCTTTCATCCTCAGACATCGATATTCTTCTAATAGTTCCGTATGGAGCTAGTATCTTCCCTTGTTTATCCCTCATGTATCCTCTTGCCTGTATTTGATTCCAAATTTCGGCAGATGCATAAACTATGGGAACATCAATCATTGAATCATTCTGTTCAACTTGAGCATTTATTGTGTTCTTTAAATAATGCATAACTGCATAATCAACATCATATAATGTTATGGCAGGAGTTCTAAAGGTGTCATTATCCCTCCTCGTTTCATACGCTCTGTTAAATGGTGGGTCAACACCTGTCAATGATATATTAGGATTTTCTGCCATTATATTCTATTTGGTAAATCATATATGCTATTTCTCGGAGTCATTACATTTTCAATTCCTAAGCGGTCTGCTGTTATTTTCATACCTCTTGCAATAATACTTACATTATAACCAAATGCATCTCTTCCATCTTCTACAGTTGCTAGTAATGTATCAGGATTTCGTCCTGTCCATAATTGATTTGAACCTACGTAATTTAATTCGTAGTATTCAGAATCCCATTTAATTATATCACCTTCTTGTATTACAAGATTTAAATCTTTTAAATCATCTCTAAGAAATGAAAATGATATATTTCTAATATATGTAGTTAATTCATCACCGTCATAATCTTTTTCTTCTCTTGTTATTAGAGAATTAACCCTCATTGGATTAAAAAATATTTTTTTGGAAGATTCACCATATATATTTATTTTGGTATACTGCGTAGCTATCTTATATACTATGACTTCAGTATTGATTATAGAGTTGATTAATTCTCTATTCAATCTTCTTATTAAACTTACATCTCTTGAACCTCCGAATAGTGCCATAATATTATATTATTGTATATCGTCTTTTAACTCATCATAATAAAATTTTTCATTCTCATCTAAAGATTCATAATCTAAACTTTCTAAATAATTATTTAATACATCTTTCCCATTTTTTGGAATAAAGACTCTTCTATTACGATAATAATTTTTACTCAAATACTTCAAATATTTTTTATCATAATCATTTGGATTTTTATCTAAATACATAATTAAAAATCCATATATTTCGTCACTAATTTCTTTATTTTCAAAATCTAAATCTTTTATTTTATTAAATAATATGTTAGGATATACTTTTTTTACATGCTTTACTTGTGGTAAATCTATATTACCTTCTTCTTGCATACTTTTAAAATCAGAATTGTAGTCATAATATGAAATTATATAATAGTCAATCATTTTCAATAATCTATTTATTTCTGAGTTTGATAAATTAATTATATGAGACCTTCCAAAACTAAATTTATTTGCTTTAGTTATTATATCTTTTAAATTTTTAGGACGCATTGAGTAAGTATCTTTATAGTAGTTTGGAGTTTGCTTAGGAGCATCTACCACATTTTTCATATCATAAATTACAGAACCATGAAGCGTACTATCATACACAGGTATTCCATTTACGTTAACTCCATTCCAACCATTATCTTCCATAAACATAGTAGATATACTCGCTCTATATTTTAGATTAGCACCTCCTTTCCAATTATCCGAATAATTTGGCATAACTTCATACCTTACCTTTTTTACAAATTCTTTAGTAAACTTTAAATCTAACTTTCTACAACTATCTAATATATCTGTTAAATGTTGTTTGACACTTCTTCTTTGTTTTGTCTCTCTTGAATATATAAAAAATAAATCATTAATAGTTTTTAACAATTGAAATAGAATTTCTGCATGTTCTTCATTTTTAGGTCTATATAAATTGTATCTATCTAAATCTATAGCATATATTTCAGAACTTACTTGTATAAGAGGTTTTCCGTAATTTTTATCTAAAACATCTCTTATGTTTTGAGAATCTAAATTAAAATTTGTCCACTCCTGTTTGTATGTAGATAGATAAGTTCCTGAACCGAAATGTCCTGTACCTCTACCATTCATCATAATTAGAGCATCTGTACCTCCCCCATATTTTTCTAACTTATCTACGTCAAATTCATCATATCTATTCACATGTAATGAATAATCAACTTCTTTTAATATATCTAATAATTTTATCATCCTATATAAAATCTTAAGGGTACTCTACTCATTTCAACTTGCAATGCTTCTGATTCAGCTGCTTTTCTTTCTAGTAAATTCTGTCTTGAGAATTGGTCTAGAATTTCTTTTAACTCTTCAATTAATGATGTTTTTTCTGCTTCTGCTGCACTTAGTAATGCATCACCATTTAATGTAATATCTGATTCAGGTATAGGTATAGAACTATATTTACTTCTTACATATCCTAACATCTCTTTAGATAGTGCTAGTGTATATTTTTTTATCCATTGTTTTCCCATTGCATTTATACGTGAGTATACCATGTTACTATATGGTACATTTGAGTAATCGCTTATGCGTCCTCTCCCCCGTTTTAATGGATTACTTTCCATATTATTTAAAGTATACTCAAAGTGTAGTGTAGTATCTCGTAAAGGTATTGGGAATATAGTTAATCTATTATTTACTAAACGAAAACTATATGCACTCTTTCTAATTAAATCATTAAATTCTATTCCTTGCACTCTAAGTAAATCAGCATTTAAAGGATATAGCATGAAACTTGCAGCAGCCGTATAACCTCCTAGTTCAAAACCATTTATTAATCCTTGTGTACCTAATCCTGAACCTCCGTATGGGTCTTGATACCTTACTAATGCAGGTATTGGATAATGATGTATTTTTCTTATTGTGTAATTACCATTGATAAATGAACCTGATTCTAGTGCAATTGAGGTATCCTTAGATAAATCATATGTTTGTTTATCTTGCCGTATTTGTAAACTACCTGTAAAATATGTAACATTTCCTCCTACACCTACAGGTGTTCCGTAATGCTCTGATAACTTGAATATTGAAGAATTGTTAGCATCTACATACTCTTGAGTTAAACTTTGAGAACCTGTATTTACTCCCAATAAATATAGTAAGTTATCTCTACTGACATAAGTATTTACTTGAGAACCATATTCAGTTACTGCCTCCTCAAATGCTGCAAAAAAGTTTGATTGTTGTAATTCTACATCCACTATAGGGTAGCCTAATCTCCTTGCACACCAATCTGCAATCATGTCTGCATCTTGCTGAAATGCATATTCATTATCATATGTTCCATAGGGAGTGTCTCCTTGAAAGAATGATGCCGAACCCGGCCAAATAGGGATGTTTGCCATCTTTTCCTTACTTTATTTACTATTACCTAATACCAATTCTTACTATAAATATATTATATTATAATAAAAAACCCCATCATAGATGGGGTTCTCTTAATCTAGTTTTCTTCTCAGTTGCTTACTTTACGATTACTTTGAGAATTTAGTTACTGTTTTTGAAGATAGTGTAATAACTTGGTCAATTAATACAAACCACTCCTCTAATAAACTTTCAACTACATCATCTGATAAATCGAAGTTTTCATTGAATACCTTTACTAACTCAGCTCTCTCTACAGAGTCAACATCCTTTAATTCTGCTAAAGCATCAGGTAATGTTCCGTAAATAGCAATCACTTTGAATACTAATACTTGTACAATACCGAAAATTTCAGAAGTATCAACTATACCGTTTCCATTCACATCTACTTTAGTAGATGAAGAAATCAATTGAGCTAAATGTTGAATTGCAGGTTTTAATTTTTCAATACCTAAAGACATTTTTTTTGATTTTTTAGTTTATTAATATGTTTCTTTATCATCTATAAATATATACGCTATATAGTAAATACTTTGTTTTTATATTATTTAATTGTTTATTTACTTATTATTTTTGTAGGGTCTTCTTTCCCAAAATTTTTATCTTATATATTAGAACTTCCACTTTGAATTAAAATCCATGGTGGGTTAGATTGGATTATTTTTGGATTTTCTATATTGTCTATTGATTCAATTAATACATTTTGTAAATTATTAATATCTAAACTCCCACTTATCCATCCAACTACTATATTCTCTTGCAACTCATCAAATGGTACAAAGATAGATTCGGGGGGAGTTAATTCTGTACTTCCTCCAATTCCTGTTGATATAGTACCTTTTGTTGCTTCATAATTCCAATATACTTTACTAACTACTTTTTCGTAAGTATTGTATGTAGGTATGTATTCTAATTTTTGTATTTTTATTTTATATTCCATTGTTATTTAATTTATTGCAATCCAATTAAATGGCCCAGCGCTAGTGCCAAAATTATTCATATTTTTTAATTGGAAGTCAAAAGATGTTGTTGTTATATTAAAAATAAAAACTACGTTATAATTTTGTATTGAAGAATTAAAGACAACTGATGCAAAAACTTTTGGAGCTGAGGAGAAGGAACTTGCAAATGTAACTGTACCTTGCCCTGTAGCTGTGGCCTGTTCTCCAAACAAAATTTTATTAACTCCTGAAACTATTCCTGCTGCTCCTTGAAATCCTTGTACTCCGTTAGTACCTGCTGTTCCTTGAATTCCTGTTGGGCCCTGCCTTCCTTGAAAACCTTGTGTACCTACTGTTCCGTTAGTTCCTTGTACTCCTGTTGCACCTTGAAAACCTTGAGCTCCGTTAGTACCTACTGTTCCTTGTATTCCTTGAGTGCCTTGAGCTCCTGTAGTGCCTTGTAAACCCGTTGTTCCTTGATTACCTTGGAAACCTTGTGTACCTACTGTTCC